CTATCAGCTCGGCCCAAATAGCCACGTAGGGACCTAGGTAGGGAGGTTTGTTTGGTCCTTTATCGCAATGCGGCAGGTGAGGGGAGGGGCCGGTTCGGGTCCAATTTTTAAATATGTAAATTTTTAAGGACCTAGTATCGTACCGTCCGGTGAAATATTTGGGTTTGAAAATTTTTGTGGCGCGTAGGTGGGTTAGGTGAGTGGTTATACAAGTAGGCATGAAAAAAGGGATGCCCGTAGACACCCCTTTCTTCTGAGGGAAATGATGTTGGAGAATAAGCGCCTTACTCAGCGTTCCTCCTTTGATATTATGTAACCATGTGAAATAGGTTTTGGGGTCGGCTTCCTTTCTCCTTCTTCTTCCTTTAGTAACTGCATTGTGGCGGAGGAGATGTGTATTGTTGCTAAGTCTAGATCTTTTAGTATAATTTGTTGTTGTGGGTGTAATCTTTTTCTTAACTCAGAGATTTGGGTTACGATTTGTGCAAGTTCCGTCTTTGCTTTTTTTATGTTCCCTAGATAAGCTTCTTTTATGGTATAGCAGAGAGTACAGGATCCATCTTCGTTTGTCACTGTGGCTTTCTGGCATCTAGGACACCAGGAGGTTTCGTTGTTCATTTGTTGGTTCCTCCTTTTAGTGGGGGTTCATCATTCGTAGTACATCTATCCCGGTTTTCTTTTTTATCTCCTCGTTTGCAGCTTTTAGGTCTTCTAAGTCCATATTAGGGTTGACGAGGTTGAGGTAGCTCGACAGCACGACACCTCTTTTAGCTTCCCCAATGAAGTCGCCTTCGACAAACCGTAACACATCACGTTTGTCAATATCCCAGATAAAACTTTCGGACGCTTCGGGCATTTGAATGAAACAGAGATAGCCACTGTCGTCTGTAGCTATGTCCCAGACCGGGAGTAGTTTAAGTCTCATAGCCTCGTTTTGACGTTCGGCTTGCTCCTCAGTTAACAGATAGCAGGATTTGATTTTACGAGTGTGTTCCAACTCTTTTTTCGTCCAGACCCAACCTTTTATATCGCCTAGCATTATGGTTCCTCCTTTAAGACGTTGACTGCTCCAATTAACTCATTCGTAGCTACTTTGAAGGTGTTGGAGACTCCTGTTATACTGATTTCTACTTGTCCGGGATGCTGTGTCTTCCGTTACAACCTCTTCGAGAAGACACTAGCTGCTCCGAGTAATTCGTGGGTTGAAACTATAACAGATCGGTCACAACCTGTTATGTCTATTTGTATTTGGTCAGCCCTATCTGAACGTAGGGTAAGACTTTCGGTACTACTCGTGATTAGTGAACTACTATCGTTCTCGAATACTGGAACTAGTAATGGTATTTCAACTTTGATGTTCATTCGCCTCCCTCCTTTGATGGTATGTTTTCGTGGAAGTACGTTTGGCCATACATTCGCCCGAAGTTGACGGTTTTACCGATTTCCCTTTGTGTATTAGTCACCTCGTTTGGGGGGATGTTGAATATTTTCGAGGCGGCTTCTACATGAGGATCAAGGTCTGTTAATGGAGATTCCCCTTCAACAAGGTCGTCAGGATCTATATACAACTCCTTTCACCTCCTTTTGGTTTATGGATTGGACAGATGTAGCCTTCTGGATAGGTTTCGTTCGGGCCTTCACATTGACAGTTAATCTCTTCAGTTTCTGTTTTCTGTTGGTATTCTTTGAATCTTTCGTAAGCGCAGGCTGAACAGTAGCCGACTAGTGTGGAGGGGGCACCGCAAACCTTACAGGGTGGGCGTTCTTTCTCATCTTGCTCTTTAAAGAAAGCATCTAGTTGTGTCTCGTTGTCGTACACTTCTTTGTACATTATAGCGTAGCTAACGTTGTTGGTGACATAGGTTTTAAAAGCTTGTTTCCAACCTTCGGTGCGAAGATTATCAGAAGCCTGGGACCACTCTTGAAAGCTATTGTAGTCGCTTTCGAGAAGGACTTTGGTCTCAACTCTTACTAGCTTTGACATTGAGCTCCTCCAACATTTTATCGATGACTTGAATCGCTTTGAAGACTTGTTTGGGGTCGTTGTTATCTATCCAACAGACAGAAAGTGCTCGTATTCTTTGGGCCACAGCCTCGACGGGACAATCTATTTCGGGAAACGTTGAACACTCTTTTCCTGTTTGTTGGAAAACATATTCACAACCATAACACTCAACATCTGCCGAGAAGTTTGTATTTCCGTGGGTACCTACATTGTCTACGTATCTACCTTCAAGGACGTTTATAGCCTGTTGTCGAAGCTTTTTTAGAGTGCTTCTATATGTTAGCTTTTCCATTATACAAGCTTGTCCTTTAAGGTATTATCCACATTTCCTTTTGTAAGAGCTGAGTTCATAATACTGCGGAGTTCTTCTTTAATCGCTCTTGTTTCGAAAACCCTTAGATTATATATGTCGCAGTAATCTCTAAAGGTTGTTTCCTCATCGCAGTGAAGGAGATGCCATAATAAAACAGCTTCTTCAGGTTTCTCGAGTGTAAGTGTTATAGGGTGGTATGTATCGTCTACGAATGCTTTTACCATTACTCCTCCTTAAGCTCTTCTAGCGCTTCGATGTCGGGGCACCAACTGTCGTCGGGATGTACCATACCGCAACGGTCGCATATATAGTTACCCATCGGAATTCTCCAACCAGGGATTCCCTATAACTAGCCAGGGATGGACAGTGTTTAGCAATGTGAAAAACTTCTCTTCCACTTCGGAGTCTTCAAACTCGATGGAGAGTTGATCCCCTTCTGAAACTTGTGCCTTGGTAGCTCCCATCCTTAAAGCTATTGCACACCATTTATCTGCTAAGTACTTGTCGTGTTCTCGTCTATTTCTTATAACCATTGGTATTTCCTTATCTGGGTGCGTGTGGAATTGTCATTCCGCGCTTAAGCATCTCGTCTTTAAGGTCAAAGTAAACCGGAGGAACGGACTGAAAGTAGGATGAGCCTTGATCATTCATTATGCTAAGCGTGAAGTTGTGAACTTTATTCATAGCCGCGGAGAGATGGTAACGATTCATTTTGTGAATAGGAATACGTTGACCATTACTTCTTAACCATGTAGGTTTCTCGCGAATCTGTTGAGACTCTACTACTTTCATATACTTCGCGAAGTCTTCAGAGTTCATCCTCTGGCGGGCGATCTCGATTGGGTCGACTTTGGATTCATTCAAAATAACCCTCCTCTCTTAACCAGTTAGCAAAGCTTAGGCACTCTTCCTCTGTTTGGAAGATTACTTGAACAGAGTCGTGTATTGGTTTAATTGCTAATGCATTGTACTCAATAGCTTTCGGTACAATTTGTGAGAGAGCCTCCATTCGTTCTCTGTCAGCAGCTATTTGCACTAAAAGGTTATTACTCACTTCAACCACTCCAATAGTTCGTTAACATACTCAATAGAGCAGGTTTTGCAATACATGTAGTTAGGGCGAGATGCTCCTCTGTACATCTCTTTAGAGGTTTTTGCTCTGAAGTGCATGCATCTATGGTCTGCTTGGATTTCCTTCTCGCAGTTACTACAAGGACCTGTTAGATCTTTACCTTTTAATATTACAGCTGCTTTAATCCTTAAAGTGCGAGGGATCTTTCTAGCTTGCAAAGCCTCTTTCAGGATTTCGAGATCTTTGATCGAGCAGGCTCTGCATGTACGGATGACTCTACCACCTCTGAGCCTTGAGATAAGTGTATATGATTTAATGGGTATACGCTGGCCGCATTCAGGACAATCAGTTTCCTTTACTGAGGTGCTCAGATACATCGTTTTCCTCCGAACAGTGATCACACACTACTTGTTCAGACTCGTAGTAGTCGAGTTCGAACTCTCTTTTACACGTAAGGCAGTGTCGTATATAATATCTTTCCTCGCGGTAACGTACTATAGGTCTCTCCATAAGCATTCCCCCTTCTCTTTATTAAGGTCAAAGCCTCAGTTACAGCCCCCAACGAATTGAGGACTGTAGGCTGGGGTTTAGACTTCAGAAAGATCTATGCGATCTTGCGTCAGCTGCTTGATTTTGTTTAGTGCGTCGATCAGTTGAGTATTCTCATCAGTAAGTCTGGTTACTTCTGATTCCAGATACTCTAGATGATTTTCGATGCAAACACCGGCAGCATCGTCGATGATGTCTAGAATCTGATTGTCGAGACTATTGTTTACAGGAACGGCCTCGCTTACAGGTTCTTCCTTCGACTTCATCAGCTTGGGCTCGTCTTCAATCTTCTGTCCGCAGTTGATATGGATGTGAGCCGTTTTGTAAGAAGTGGCTTTACCACATTTAGCACACTCAAGGTGTTGACGGGGTTTACCATTCTTCTCGTAGTGTTTGTACATAAGGCGCAGTTCTGGATGCTCCTCATTTATATGTACAAACTTGTCTCTGACGACTTTGCCGCAGACGGGACATGGACGAGTCTTCTTCTGTACCTCTGACATAATCACCTCCTTTTTTATTTGAGGTCACAACCTCAGGGACAGATCCAACGTGAGCAGGGAAATGGTTACGTTGGATGTGTCGTCTAAGCTTGTGATCTAACTCGTTTTATTTTTTATAACTCCTTGGCTCGCGAGATAGTCAATAAGCTCCTCTTCCTTTAGGAGTCTACACCACTCAGGAAAAGGTCTACTGTACGACGAGTAAATTACTCGACGGTCAAGAGAGCACGACGTATGGATCTTGGTCTCTTCTTCTGTGTAGTGCGGACAAGTCTTACAATCCGTTATCATTATATAACGACGCCCTTTTATTTCGTTAGAGGGTTTGTCTATTTGTATAAACGGTTGTAGACTTTCACAGGAGACGCAGAATTGTGCAGGGTTTGCCTCTTCGTGCTCTGAATGTATCCAGCCGCAGGTTGTACATCTAAAATAAGCCATTAGACATACTCTACAATGTTTAGCTCGAAGTCTGTAATGCCTTCGCGTTCTTCGTTTGAGGCGATAATGTTTGCTATGACTTCGTCTGCAGCTTCTTCATGGGTTGCCTCAAAGGTTATCTCGAGATTGTAAGTTATCATTACTCCTCCTTTCGGTGTTTAGCACTTTAGACCCGTGACTTTTTGCATAGTCGAGGAATTCAGGATCAAATCTATTCTTTTCTTGGAATTTTGTTTTCAGTTCTTCAACGAGTTCTTCTTCGGTTGGTGGTTCAGGTAGGAATTTGATTTTGATTGGGTCAATCTCGCCTATTGTATGGTAAGCGACTTGCTCACAAGTTTCACAATGCCAGACAGCGTAGGCGACACCACAATCGATTTGGACAACAGGCCAAATTTCTCTACCATCACAACAAATCAGAACTGTCTTCTTATCGGGGTCTCCGCTTCTAACTCGTTCCATCATTTTGACGCCTTCAATAGTTCGGTGAGACCCTTTGACTTACGAATGACGTTGTCAACAGCTTCATCCCTACCATCACTATGGGGTAGGTCATATATGAAGGTAACGTCTTCCGTGATTTCCTTGATTAACATCAAGATTGTACTTTTCCCCATATTGTCCTCCTTATTGCTTCATTGATTTGAGCATAGACTTCATCGAGTCACATTTCTCAATAGCAGAGTTAATGGCTCGTATTCGATCTAGTGCGCTTTTAGCGTTGTCGATGTGTTTCAGGTCCTTCTCGATTTCCTTGAGTATCTCTTTACATATCTCGATGCTAGTCACACCCTTCTCCTTTCGTGTGATCAGGTTTGACAGACCCACACGAAGATCCCCCAGGAGTTACGCAGTAGAGGAAAACCTGTTTATCGAGCTCGTTAGCGAACCGTTGAGCAATTTCTTCTCCACGTTTAAATCTTCCTATCTCTGGTTGTTCGTCTTTGTATAGGATGTTTAACATATTCCAACCTTGATTAGGAAGATACTCACGCCCTTCTGAGACAACTACAAACGTCTCGTGTTTGTCTCTAACATCGTAACCCGTGTCCTCGAATAGAGCGTCGGAGTTAGAATGCCAAGGTCCCTTGTGATGTTCAATTGTACCGTCCTCGAGAGTAAATGAGAGTACAGCTCCGCCGAATCCGAGGTTGGATCCCCCAGTTGGACAGAAGTAAATGTTCTGTGCACAGGCTTCTCGCATTGCCACCATCCAAGTACCTCGAGACCCTACAAGCTTCCTGTAGACAAGACCTGAGGCGTCTTGTGCCGCGCTCATTGAGTGGTCATGTTGCTTTATAAGTAGATCCATATTAACTCCTTTTTAGTAGTAGATATGTGTATGAGACCAATCACAACCAAATCTACGACAGTAAAAACTTTCGCTGCCAGTTTCGGAATTAGCATAAGACTCACATTCCACGTCGTGACCTTTAATCCTGCATAGGGGTTTTGATATAAGAGACATGCCCGCTAACGTAACAGCAAGGCGAACATACTCTAGGAAACTTGGTTTGTCTGTAGATCTCTCGCCGAAGAAATGCTCTAGTCCTATATCCTGTTTGTACTCACTCCACGAGTAATACATGAAACGTTACCTCCTTTCTTTTTATTTCAGTGTTCAACCACTGATTAAGGAGCCGAAGTAGAGAGGGTGAAGAGGCTTCGACTCCATAGATCAGGGGGTGATCATTCCTGTTTTGTTGTAGTACTTCTTCTTTCTGGGTTGCGGAGATATTCTATTACTCCACTAATCTCTTCGAGTATAGAATTAAGACTGTCTTGAAAGGCGTCACTGCTAGATAGAGCAGGAGCGATACAGTCTTTGAGATCAGTATGCAAGCGCAGACGAAAATATTCCTCAACTTCGTCTAGATTCATCTCGAAGGCTATTGAGTGCTTGATTGTAGTTGTATGCATAAAACCGGCCCAGATTTCTTTCTTTTTTTCTTCAGGGAGATTTTCCCAATCCTTTAGATTCATTCCTATCCTCCAAAGTGTTGTTCGATGATGTCCGGAAACACATCAGATAACCAACGAACTTCTCCTTCTGTAAGTCTGCCAGCAGATGCAGGCTTTTCGTTCTGAGAGGCATCGATGAAGGTTCTGTGAAATGAGACTTTTAGTGGACCGTTATCGTACCGCATAACGGAGACATGGAACTTTGATCGTTCTGACGTTGCTAGACTATCAGACCAGATCTCCACATCTTTATCGGGGTCGTACTTCGACATGAGTTGGATCCTCCTCATCTTTTTTCAGTGCGTAGGACACTGATTATGAGAGCTGGAATGTCACTGCCACACTCCAGCTCCCCAATCACTATGCTACGAACTCGACGAATCCAAAGTTGGATTTACTCGTCGTCATCACAATCATCGTCGTCGTCGTTATCATCTGGAGGAAGATACGCTTGAGGTTTTAGACCCCAGCCATTCATCCTTCTAATGGTTTCCTTCTCAAGGGGATGTAGAGCCATTCGATTGGTTCCTCCTTTTCGGCTTGTGTTCGGATGTTTGGGGTTGGATCTTCAAGGCAAAAAAAGTACCCGTAGAAACGGGTACTTATTACTCTTCTTCAGAGTTTTTAGGTTTCTATATTCAATTGTAAGGCGGTGACGGTTAAGCTAGGCGGCCATAAGTTCGTCGTAACGATCTTTATGGTTGGCGATCAGCTGAGTCTTAGCACGATTCTTCGCGCTGTTGTCCATCGATTTTTCCTCAGCTTTCTTGAGGATGTCTTCTTTCTGCTTATCAGTGAAGACAGGACGCTCAACCGTTTTCCGGATCTTAGCCTGGATTTTCTTGAATTCTTCATCGAATTCCGAAATCAGTGTTGATATGGCTTGATTCCGCTTTTTGTTTGTTTCCTGTCTCTGCATGGAGGACTTAACGTAGGTATCCCATACCCTTCTTTTTTCGTCCTCGGTTAGCGAATCATAATCTTTGAATTCCATTCCTTTTCTCCTTTAAAATAGAGTTTAGACACGTCAACCGTTTTTAGAGTTAGCGCATTTAGGTTCACCTCCCTCAAAATGAAGTAGCTGACTTTCGGGTGCTCGCTCGAAATACAACTTCCAGTTTACCACCCAGTGTTGCATTTCCTCGTGTATGTACCCACACACGTTGCACACCCTCTCTTCTGTCTTTTTCTCTGCTATGTTCACCCCCTTAACACTTCGATTGAAAAAGAGCATCTCTTCCTCTAATTATATTATATAGCAGTTTACTAAATCCCACACGCTTTTTTCCTTTAAGATTTAACTCCAAAGGATTGCAAGTCGAAAGTGAATTTCTGAAAAATGCATCTTTGTATTCTTCCCTAAGCATCATGATTCCCTCTTACAGAAAATCCATTCTTCCGTAAGTATTGAATAAAGGTGTTATACTTTTCGTCGTTAATAAAGCTCCCAGAAAGTACATGCTCGTATCGGGCCTTATCCCTAACAGCGAGCTTGGATGTGACATCGAAGGCGAATTCGGCGGAATGGACAAAGTCGGATTTTAATACAAACTCGGATTTTTCGGCGACTTTGGATTTCGTCACGGTTCGAACGTTTTCACAAACCTTACACTCCTCATACCAGGAATCAGGACTAGAAGGCAGGTCTAAGCAGGGACCCCACTGACAAATGTGGACTTTCACATCTTCATAGCAGTGGCAGTTGAAACAGTAGTAGTGAATTTTGTGAATAGAATAGGGGATTACGTTATTACAGTGACGACAGAGAATCGGTTGGAGGTTGATCTCTCTGTTGAGCCCGGCGTGGTCTGTGAGCAGTTGGTCTAAGACTTGCATGTTGGTGTAGGACATTTCTTCTCTCGGCGGATATTTAGTCTTAGATCTCTTCTTCTCCTCTACGTGAGCTTCAAGTGTCTCAAGTACTTTGAGGAACGTCTCCTCCGTGATAACTTTGATATCGTATTCATTCCATTTCTCCATAGGCAATTCCTCTTCGGGTAGCTCTTCTAGAAGGTTTAGAAGCTCTCCCTCTGTTATACGAGGTATACCTAGAACTATGGCTTTAGCTTCCTTTGATCCAGGCTTCTCACCAACAACGAGATAGTCAGTGTTTCGAGAGACAGAGGAACCAACGAAACCACCTGCTTTTCGTGCTGCTTCAGAGGCTTGGTTACGAGTGACAGCGAGCTTGCCGGTGAACACAAACACCTTGCCCTCAGCTAGAGTAGCCATTCTTATCCCTCATAAGTATATTATATAGCATCTTTCGAAAAATGTCAACCTGATAGCATACGCATTTTTTAATTTTTTATGGAATACTTTTTCTTACGGACAGCGAGCAACCCATCCAGATTTATCTTCAGGTATTTCAGCTTTGAGGAGTTTCTGCCAGTCTTTGTCTTCTATTCGAATGAGTTCACGGCTAGGACTGTGTGAGTAGACGGCATTACGTTGGATCCACTGAATTACTACACGGGCACCTTCTTCAGCAGCTTCCTGGAGAACATCTTCGCAGGCACCTTCGCAGTCAGGGCAGGGACAGTATCTGTTTTTAACTTCCGTTATTTTATCACTGCTTAGAGTCGACACTTTTTTCCTCCAAAGTAATATAGTAACTAGGCCAGTCTACTTTCAACCTCGCCTCGAAATCTCTTCGAGGATAACCACTACTGAGAATACCTCCGGATCTATGCTGAGCATAATATCTTTCGGCTCCCTCTCGTAAATTGGATACTTTAGTTACATAGGGATCTACTTCCCAGTAACAAAAGTGAAAGTCTGTTTGTTTCTCCGATTTCCTGATAGAGCAAGTTGATTTGTCGTCGTTGATCCACTCAATCATCCCGAAACCAGATATAGAACCTATCGAGCCATATATAACCCAATCACCTTTCTTAAGAGTCTTTCTTTCCTTCTTCTCTTGCTCCCACTTCTTCTTGAACTTCTCCAGAGATTCTTCCCAAGTTTTCTTGATCTTTGTCATCGCTCTCTATCCTCCATATAAGCTCTTGAGCGAGGCTGCGAGCATTGAAATCGTATACACCCCATATGTGTTTAGGTATTATGGCCTCTAGAATGAGGGTTAGTTCATCTACTGTTGGTAGGGGGTAAAGCTTCTTTTCCATCAAACTCTCCTACAAATAGTAGTGGTAAGTGAAATAACCTATTACAGGTTTACTCTCCTCTAGTTTCGGTAGGGTGATAATGTCTTCGCCGATAGAAATAGTTTGCTCACTCCAACCGAATCTGGCGTATTCTATTACAACGTAGTCAAAGTCTTTCCCTTCCCAGGAAGTTCCCTCAGGGTTGTAGACTTCAACGAAGGCTTCGATATCACCTTTAGAGCCTTGACCTGGTATAACAGCTGCGTAGTCGATAGTCATCATGTCGTTGCCGAATACTTCTGTATGTTGTTGTCTTATAGGATACATTTCAAGGTGGCAGGAGTTACCTGTATAGTAATTAGTAGTTGTAACATCCAAATCCTTTTGTAGATCCTTGAGAATGTCTTGACAGTGGTCAAGTCCTTGATTAAAGCCGTCGTACCAAGCAGAGTCATAGGTATCTCTCAATATTTTCGTAAGGTCTTCATCTGTAGCGCGGTTAGGGGATCCGCTTAGAGTTAAAGTAACATCAGTCTTCTCCTCCAACAACTCCTCGCAGATCCCCTCCGCTTCACCAAACCCATCATTCCACCCATCACTGTGACCTTTAGAATAACCATTATTATAACCGTCTAGATAACAAGGAGAGTTTTCTGTCCAAAAGGAGACGCAGCCGCTATGCTCAGCGCAGGGAGGTTTCCAGGTTTCTCCAGGCTGGTTACCAACAAGGATTGCATCAGTAAGTTTATCTGTGTCGTCGCCTATACCAGCTACTTGAACGAAGGCTACGACAGCAACTACGGCTATGAATAGTAATATAAAATATTGTACAGCGGTGATAATTTTTTCAGGCATTACTCCTCCTGTTTAGGAATCCTGCCGAGTAGTTTGTCGAAGAAACTTTCCTTGTGTTTAGCAGGCTCGTCGGACATATAAGTTTTCTTTCTCAAGGCCCGCGGCGTGACAACAACTGGTTTGACAGTCTCTTTTGCTTTGTGTAGTTCGTATTCTAGTGATGATTCGGTTTTCCTGTGCTCTGGAGCCTTTATCGTTTTTGTTTTGAGTTCGAGTGTATCTTTGTCTACGGCTTGTCTCATACCCTCGATAGTTTCGGTTAAGGCATTATCAACAGGTTCAGGTGTAACTGTTATTTTCGGTGGTTTCGGCTTACTCTTTCGCTTCTTGCTTGGTGAGGATGATCTTGTTAACACTCCCATGGTGATAATAAATGTTGCGCCAACCATTGCTAGAATCACTACTATAGGCAGTATGGTTACTAGAGTTTGGGTGAGCTCAGTTACTTCCGTTGTAGGTGTTGGTTCCATTGTTTACTCCGATTGAGGAACTCTTCCGAGTAGTTTATCCAGAAAGCTTTCCTTGTGTTCTGGTACTTCATCTGAATACGCACGTCTTTTCTGTGTTTCGGGTTTAGGTTTACTGGTTGGTAGATCTGTTAATGGTTCTCCCCTATAACTTATTAGTTCGGGCTTCTGCACATCAACTTTGTATGTCTTCGCAGTTTGAGGGCTTGTCGACTGTCTCGCGGCGATGATAGCTTTGCCAAGCTGTTCCTCTGCTTGTCTTTGCGTGGCTTTGGTTGCTCGTCTCTGTTCCTTTACTTTCTTATCATGTGCCTCGAATTCTTTTTTAAAGGCGTTAATTATAACACCTATAGTGATTACGATAGCAGGACCAACAATTGCAAGAAATAAGGTCCAACTAAATTCCCAGTCGTGTGTTGTTTCTTCCATAGGTTACTCCACGTAGGCAGTGCCGCCACGAATTTGCATGATCAGTACTTGTGAACCTCTTGTTACAGTCTTAACAGACCTTGCAGTCAGGTTTATTGTAGAACCTGTTTCTGGGTCAATAACAGAAATTTCTCCAGGCTTGCCTTTAGGTATTTGTGTCGTAACCGTGGCTGACTGTCCTATCAAGTTGGTTGCGTGTTTTAAAGTATTAGATCTCTGAGAATACACAAACCGCATAAAGATGAGAATTACAAGATACAGTAAGACAGCAAAGATGAAACCGGAAATGATTGGTCCGATGCCCCAATCTTGGTTTTCGGCTATTAAACCACCCAAGCCGAATCCTGAGACGAAGGCAAGTATAGCTTTAAGACCAAGAGGGCCTGCGTCAGAGAATATCGAGATCTCAAACAGGTCGAGACCGAAGTCGAAGTCGATGTCCCCAATTACCATGAGGACGATGAGAAAGCCCGCAGGGATTACAGCCACTAAAAAGTATCCCCATTCATCCATTTTATCTTCCTCCTTCTAAATGAGAGACTAAAGGAACTCGATCATTCCAGGCCTTTTAGTCGTTTCCACTATCTTTTTCCTTAGTAACTTCCAGATTCACAGCTTTACCGAAGGAGTCGCAGACTTTGCTAGAACAGGCAATTACATTTATATTCTTGCCGATGTCGATGGCAGTTAGTGTTCTCTTACCGCAGGTGGGACATTTAGTAGGCAGTTCGACAATTCTGAAGTCTCGATTTATTTCCTTGAAGATCATACCGGCACCGCCAGCAAGCCAGCCAGCGGAGATTGTTAGCAGGACAATAGTAAATGCGAGGGCGTATCCTATTTCATCTTCGTCGAAAGATCCAATAGCTAAGATGAAGGATAGAGCTGCTCCCGCAAGTATCACTACTGAGAAGGCTATTGAAATTATAAGTGCTATGACTCTTAACATTGTTGGTTCCTCCTATACTTTTATAAAGAGAGATAGCAGGACTTGAACCTGCATGATGACATTTCCCATGCTCATTCTTTAGTCATCTAGGATCGAAGACTCGTAATGTGTCCACTTAGCAGCTTAAGACACCTATCTTCGCTTGTTCGGCTTGCTGCTCCTATTAGCCTCAAAGGGAATTGGGACCCCAATCCAGAGCGTCTACCATTTCGCCATATCTCTCTGTTTAGATTCAAACGGGGGTCGACGGGACTTGCACCCGCACGCGTTGGACTATAGCTCCCCCGGCAAAGGGAAAACCGTCTACACCTTCAAGAGTCACTACTCCCTTGTTAGTGCCTAGGCCTCTCACCCAGTGCGACCTCTCTACCTAGTGTTGGTAGGAGTACCTTGAATTTCAGTCACGACCCCGCTTATTTGTTTAGTCTATTTCTTTTAGTGGATCTGTTGGGTCTACAGGACTCGTTGGATTCTTAAGTTTGGGCTCATCTTTTTCAGATTCAGGTTGTTCACCTGTAACCGGAGAAGTGACGGCGACTTTGACTGGCTCGTCATCCTTGTTGAGTTGGCCGATTAGCTCTAGCAGATTGACACCCGCTGCAGCACTCATCGATTCCATGAACTTAGTAAGGGCTACAGGTCCCATGGTTGCCAGGTTTACTAAGGATCCGTGACCATTACCACCGCCACCGCCGTCGAAGGCTATGACTCTCTCAGGCACGAAGTTGTCCAAGGTAACGGAGCCGGCTTTAGCAACTTCTACCATTGCATCAAGTGAGATCTTCAACTTACCTGATTCTTGATAAGTATTCAGAGCTTGAGCCATTCGTTCTGTACCTTCAGCTTCACCGGTTAGTTTAGCTTTCTCAGCTTCACCTTCAGCTCTACCTTGTATCTCTACTTCGTAAGCGCTAGCTTCCGCTTTCTTCTTGATTGCTTCTGCTTCACCTTCCGCAATCTTGATCTGTTCTTGTTTGGCGGCTTCAGCTGGAACTACAACTGTAGCATTGAGCAGTTCAGCTTCGGCAAGAGCCTTTGCAGCTTCTACATCCCTTCTTGCAAGCTCTTGTGACTCTTTAACCCTTTCTTGAGCCGCAACAACTTCCTTCTCTACTTCGGCTTTGGCGAGAGGACCTTGCTGATCCGCTTTCTCTCTAGCGGCTGCTGTTTCACCGATATATCTCTTCATGGCAACGTCTCGTTCTTTCTCAGCTTCAGCGGTTTGTCTTTCCTGCTCAGCTTTAACAACAGCGGCTTCTCTCATGGCAGTCTCGGTTTCAATTGTTGACTCTCTTTGAGCCCTTGCTTCACCGATCTCTGCATCTCTTATAACCTGCGCAGTTCTTTCTCTGCCGAGAGCGTCCAAGTAGCCGTTAGGGTCGGAAATCGATTGGATGTTGATATTGTTAATTACCAACCCCATCTTTGCTAACTCTTCAGTGGCTTGCTCATGAACCTTTGTTATAAAGGCTTCCCGATTCTTGTATAATTCCTCAATGGTTAAAGTAGCCATAACGTCCCTTAGCTGACCTTCCATTGTCTCCTGAACTACTTGTTTCATAGCTTCTACAGGTTTACCAAGGAAGTTCTCTATAGCAAGTTCCACCATACTTATTATAGAGGAGACTTTGAAGTTTACGACGCATATTATAGAAACTTTTACACCCTGAGAGGAATAAGCTTCCGTTACTGTCAAGTCGGGGATGTTCATATTCAAGAGAGACATTCTATTTATCTTCTCTAGAATTGGTATCCTTAGAATACCTCCACCAGTTACCATTCTCCAACCACGTTTGACAACGTTACCGGACGCGTCTTTCGTGAGATGTTTCCTACCTGTGAGGATGATTACCTCATTTGGTTCGGCTTTGATCCAATTGTTCGCCATTATTAAGGCGATAGCTAGTAGCCCTGCCACGACTACTCCGATTGCTATGAATACTAACATGTTGGTTCCTCCTATACTTTTTTTATTTAAACGGGTTTTAGTTTCTTACAAGCAATCCTCACCTCCTGTTTTACTGACAGTAATTACCTTATTTTGTTGGGGGTAGAAGAGGTCCGGCCCACATATTATCTTTCTCTACGAGTTGATACATTTGCGGGTCTCCAATGAACATTACTCTAAGTTCATTGGGGTACTGAATAACCATGCATAACGCGGGGCGTTGGTCTGCTCCGCTTGCAGCTTTCATCCAGTAGTAGCCTGCCTGTTCAGGTGCGTCTTTGCTCCAGTCCATTGTATTCCTCCTATCCAGATTTTATTTTCATTCCTTCTTCCGTAATTAACCAAAGCTTCTCTCGAGCGAAAAGCGGGTTAACAGGTGCGTCGTCGCGAGCTAACCCTGCCTTCTTTAACTCATTAAGGCGCTTACGAACGTTGGTAGCTCCGAGGCCTGTCCTCAAAGCAATCTGTCTAGCAGACAGCGGAGTACTGGGAAGTAGATTTGCTAGTACTCTTAGTCTTGACGTGTCTTTTTTCATTTATCTCCTACTCTTTAAGTATGCTTTAATCAGTTGAGGAGTTGGACAGCCTTTGTTTCTTCTCTAAAGATTCAAGTTTCTTTAAAACATCTTCAAGTTGGCTCTTTAACTCATCATTGTCAGTTAGTATCTTTTTTATATCACCTTTAAACACTTCCGAGTGTTCATACAATTGGTCTTGCTGGAATCTAAAAACAGAAGGTAAGCTGAATTTAAATTCCCAAAACAAGGCGATTAAACCTAGAACGAATAGAATAACGAATAGGAATAAGGGATATCCAGGTGTCCAACCATCAAACTTAGCGAAGAACCAATGTTGAGCCGTTGTGCGATAGAAAGTAGCCGTCATCATTAAGAATGTGCCGGCATTAACATAAATCGCTAGATGGGTCCAAGTAACTTTACCAGCACCCCAACGAGCTGCTAATCCTGGTAACTGCTTTTGTTTAATTAGTTTTTTAAGCAGAACTTTCACAACTACGCCTCCAAATCTTCAGTTCTGGTAAGTTGATTACCAAATGCTCATCTGTTCGCAAGTCTGAAAAGTGTTTTTGTCCTTCCCTGTTTGTACTTACTATATAGTAATTGGTATCACTAGGATGTCTTTCATGAAACATCCAAACCTTATCAGGGTGTATTAATAACTGACTTACAAGCAAGTACTTAGCGTAGTCTTGATTAACAAAGAAGGTATAATCGCGATCAAGAGTCTTTATAGCTCTCGACTCTTCTTCCGTTATGAATCTTGCGTCGTATAACTTATCGTCAGGCTCAAGGAATAATCCTGTGTATTCGTTGTAGTTAAATGCCCTGGAAACGACCCCAGTTGCGAGCAGAGATAAACATAGAAGAGAAATACACATACAAGCGAAAAGATCTGTATGATCAACTTCATAATCAAAATCTCTTACTATACTGATACTCATTATAACCAGTATAGGTGATACAGTTAACAACATTCTTTGCCACGAATACTTATCCAAGACAAAAACGAATGCAAGCAAGAGAATGCTTACTACTGCAAGAACCAATAATGGTTTTCTAGACCTGAACTCACTTGCCATGTTAAAGTTACCGCTGCGATTATTGATAGAGAAAAGAAAGTAACTGTTCTGTAACCCTTAAACAACAAGAAAGTCGCCAGCAATACTAAAAGTACTACAGCCGACATATAATGAGACAGAGCACAGCCGACACCTAGTAGGGTGATATAGATAAACTTGCTTCCATCTCTTACATCACTAAACATCACCAAAAGGAAGAGTGCTATAAAAAGGACGCCTAAACTTGTTCGAGCGTTTGCTGTTGTCCAAAGGAACATTGGCTGAAGGGTTATTGTGAGACCTGACAAGACCGCCCATCCCACGGCCATGAACCTTCTTGCAATCAAATACACTATTACGGGAAATACTGAAAACAGAATAGGATATAGAATTTTGAATAAGACTTCGTGTTCTATCGAAGTGACGTCTTGAAATATAACAGGTAATATGGTTACACTTAAACACGATGCAACTAAACCCCCGTCCCATGTATATACTTCATTGTTAAGATCACTTTGCATAAAGGCGTAAAACTCTCTATGAGTATCTACGCCTAGTATATGATCGCCTCTCAGTGCAAGTGGTAGTAGTAGTGTAAGGCTAATTGCCCAAATACCTAAGGCAATCCAGTTTATCTTAGGTCTACTTACCGGCCAGTTAGCAATTATAAAACACCCAACATAAGAAAGAGTTATAGCCCAAAAGAAAGTTTGAGTAATTCCCTCGTATAAAGCATTTCGGGCTAGAAGTCCAGAAAGATATAGCAGTAGTATCCAAATGCCGTAATGAACTAAAAACTTCCCTAAAATAGTCATTGCTGTTTTATTATAGCTAGTCTATGTCTCATAGGACCATCAAGAGGTTTCCAGAAAGGCGGTTTGGATATCGGATATTTTTGATACCATCCAGGTCTTTCATTAAACATAGTTTCAGTGCCCGCCCAAGGTAGATCCTGAAAAGTTGTTATAGTGCCATCAGGCAAAATCTTCTTTTCTCTATTACAACTGTAAAGATAAACTTTTTCACTAGAACTAGATTGAGCGTACTTGAAGTACTGTTTAGATACACGTGGATTCATTTCACCAAAACTGGCTACGTTAATGAAAAAGTCAATAGGCTGACTCTCTAGAAGATGATAATCCTCTGCTCGTAGGAATGTCATAGAGCAACGTCCAAAATCTTCTTTAGTTTGCATCAGTATCAAACTTTGATCTGGTAAGACCTTTTTCGTATAGTACACATCCAAGAAGAGTATCTTATTAAGATTAACTGACACTACCTTTAAATGAGGATACGATATTCTAAGTAAAGTACCTAAATAACCATAACCATCACCTATTACACAAACACATTTAACCTGACTAAGAAAATCTTTGACAGAGTTTATAACTAACGCCTGTCTAACACAATCGTGTGTGTGTATTCGGCCTTGTTTCTTCGCCAGCCTAACACTAGCGAGTTTAAGCTTGTCGTTGCAGTTATACTCATTTAAGAGACGATTTGCTAACTTCGTTTTTATTACTAGTCTACCTCTATTTAGAAAGTTATTTGGTACGAAGTTACTAATACCACTTGCTCGGAATACCCATTTACCGTTTATCTTCTGGACAGTCGCTTTGCCAATCTCTTGCCAATGACTAGAAGTCACACTAGAAGGTTCTGGTATTCTTTTGTAGAGGTAGTCTAATATTTCAGAGTCAAGTAACAATTGTTAACCTCTATCTTTGTTTGTGTTGTCGGCTATCTTCATGGCATGATTTGCAATATCGCTGCATCGTTTGATAATCTCGGCAGCGTTTTGTTCCTCGTGAAAGAATTCTGCTTGACAACACTCGCATCGATGGTTTATACATTCTCTAAGGGCATCTACTCTATCGATCAGCTCCTCATATAGAGTCGGCTGATCAGCTTGATTCCAACGTTCTGTTTCCTCTTTAGACATAGAGGAGTCCAATACCTCTTGCATCCTCTTTGCGAACCAGATAATCTCTTGTTGCATTTATCAACTCCTTTCTACTTTTAATCTATAAATGGACACAAGTCTTCGCTCTTTTCGGATCGTGCTTTGTTTGAGATAGCAACTGCATAAACACAACAACCGTTAAGTAAGTATCGTGCTACATGCTCGCCACAAACAAGTGCATCAGGTTTAATACCCGTATGGTCAACAACTCTCCAAACGGCAGGACTTTCACACTTCCTACAACTTATCATCCGTTACCTCGCTACAGAGTTTTGAAAAGTTAACCAGGTTAGCGATCTCTAACAATATCCTAGTTTCATTCTAATGTCTCCTCTAACTTCGGTATACTAGGTTTCTTACTGATAATACGGTAATAGTGTTTATTCCTGATAGAAGACATATCCGTTTCGGAAGCGAGCCAAGTGTTCAGGAGTGTAGTCGTATCTGAATATAACTTGTGGTAGTTAGTAGCATCAACCTTCCATTGTCCACCAAGAATAAGCTGTACAGCGTTCATAGAGGCTTGTCTAGTAAGAAAAGGACTAGAGCTTATCAACGTCATATTGGTATTGCTAGCTAACTCCTCCGCTTCCGATGTTATATGGTCTCTAATGCCTCGATCAGTCAATTCTTGTCTCGTCGACAGTAAGACCCTCATCTGCAGCCAGTTCTGAATCAGATCCTGAACTGCTGCGTCCAAATCTTTTCCCTCCAAGATGCCGAGGAAGTTTAACTCTATCACATTCACTTCCACTTGGGAGAATATTGTTTTCTTCATCTTGGTTGAGTGGGCTACTTTCCACGGGAAGTTGTTCACTTTCGGGTCTATCCAGGTTATCGTCTCCACTCTTATTTCCGGAAGAAAGTCTTGACTGCTCATCTACGGTCTCCTTACTCACAGGCATTAAGTAACGCCGTGACTGATTTGTTATAGTATTAACAAACACAACCCAGGCAGTTAAATGACTACTACCAGGACTGCAGTGAAACACTGAACCGATTCTCATTCTGATAAGGGGATGAAGGAAGTCCATTTTGGCGATACTTATTAAGAAGTATCGATTATCCACTATTGACGAGTCAAGTTTAGCAAGAAGATTGTCTAACAAGGCTTGAGACTCTTCATCTGAAAATCCGAGAGGAGCAAACATTCCATCAGCGTAGTAGCCTATAGTATTTTCGGGTGTAACTTGATTTGGAACTGTTGAACAAACCCACAATTCTGGTTTGTCAACACTTAACCCGATAGCAATCTGCTTCATAATGAAATTCCTGGCATCGGTTTCTAAACCCGTAAAGACCCAAACCCTTTCGATTGGAGAGGCGTCTCTTCTAATAGTCGGAAGCTCGGCGTGGACGGGTGCACCCCGCTCGGTTATCCCAAGAGCTTTTCTAAAAGCTTCAACCTTTCCATCATCTAAGCAAATAGCGTTGGTAGAATCAGCATAAGGACAAGAGGTAAGACCAATACGTTCTATCTCACTCCAAAGCTTTAGTTGGTATTGCTTACCAATAGCCTCAACTTGATCGGCTGCTGACATATTGGGTATGATATTGATGTTGCTCATACTACTTTCCCTTTACTAATACTTTTAGAGCTTTAACATTGTCGATCGTTCCTTTCAATACGTCACTGTATAACCAGCTGATGAAACCAGCCATCTCTTTATGGGGGTAGCAAAGTTTGCTTGGGTACACAGTTGTATTTCCACATTTTGGGTAAGCACAAGTTTCAATATTTTTCCACCCACAATCGCAAACGTGCGTACCAGCACGCGTTACGAATATAGCTTTACCACCGCAATCTGGACACTTTACATGTTCAAGTGACATCGTCTTCCTCTCCTGTTTTACCCAATACTTGGTTCAGTTGATTTAAGCACTCCGATAAGGCTCTATGAGGAGACTTGCCTGTACCGAATACCCTATGACCAAAACCATACTCGATGGTGAATGTCCATCTATCCATATGTTCAGAATAAAAGAAGTCTCCGCGACGAAACATACGATTGTATAGTCTCTTTGGTACATACGAAAGCTCTTTTAAGAGATCTCTCTTCGACTTCTTAACTGGTGTTGCCATCTTTCATCTTCCAAATCTTTTTTCTTTTGTTAACTTGTTCCTGCATAATTAAGTCGCTCTCCTCTAAAGCCCTTAGATAATTACGAATCGATGCATCGGTATAGCCAGTACGCTCTTGCAACTGAGCTATAGACAAGCCACCACCTGATAAATTTCTATACACACGCCAAAGCCTGTCTTTGTGAACAGCCACATCCTTCTCCTCCTACTCGTAAAAGTCTTGAGCTCTGGTGTCAGGAATCAATAGAGCATCCCGCCTCCTGAACCCTACTATTATCGGTTCGAAGTAAGGTCTGCTTCTGGAGTTTACACAAGTACCACTTGCTAGTCGACACCTTAGCACGTACGTGGATTCGTAGTGTGTACAGTCGTGGCAAGAATGTTTTGGAGGTCCCAATTCATCTATCTCTTCAGACAGAGCGCCTGTTTTACGTCTACTGTACCAAAGCTTAAAAGCTACCGGCGGATTCTTGGGAGCAGGGGGCAATTCATCCTTTTGAGTTATCATTCAGTTCCTCACTTTCTTTTTGTAACTTCAAGAAGTCGTTAAAAGTCTTTCCTGGATTGTCTTTCAACCACTTATGAGCTCTTCTAAGCATTTTCTCATTTTCATTCTTTTTGTTCTGAAAAGCTTTTCCCTTGGGAGAGTGTCTATATTTCTCCTTCGAGAGCTTTCCCTTTTCAGACTTAGCATATCTACTAGCAGTCCCTTTACCCTTTTCGGACTGCTGATGTTTTTTGTGAGCAACTCTCCCTTTTTCGGACTTATTATATCTACGTTGTGCTGCATCTATTTTCTCCGCAGGATCTTGATCGTCAAATAAATCTGTCTTAGAGGACATGCTCACCTCGCAAATTTGAAATCGTTGTGTAATATAAATGAAGGGTCTCTATTATAATAATAATGCATCTTGCCAAAAACATCAAGCTTTCTAGCTTAAAATTTTATTTCAATTTTATGTAAGACAAATAGAGCGAAATTCCTTTTAGCTATACATTCGCAGAAAGGTCCTTAATAATATGACTATTGAAATTTAGTCTTTAAATTGTTATAATATATCAGTGGGTTTCAATCTGTACGTAAAACTCTTGGGAGCGCGTTGTAGTGAGGAAATTTGAAGTAGTTATTCGTCGAGAAACAGATGAAAGGGTTTACACTATGGAGTCCGTGACTCGCTACGAAGCAGTTGTAAATGCAATCGCTAGCTTTATAAGCGAGTTCAGGATTGAGGGTAGACCTTATTTATTTTACCCTGGACAGAAGAGAGGTAACGAACTTGAGATTCAAACGAGGACACTAGAAAGTACAGATAAGAGACGTAGAAAGAGAACGAATCTCAAGATATATGAAGGTGCTACACCTCAAGCAGTTGTAGGAGTTGACAATGTCTGAATTCAAAGTAGTTGATATTAGTACAATTGAGAATGAACAGTTAGTCAATGAGCTTGCGCTAATTCAAAAAGAACAACATGATCAAGCTCTTAAAAACCTTATCACAGGAATAACTCCTACAGAAGAATTTGAAAAAGGGGAGATACCCCGTAGAAAGGGAAGAGGTGGAAAGTTCTTTCCATACTTACCTAACTGGTGGTTTATTAGAGAAGCCAACGCAGTATTCAACCGTGCTTGGGATTTTGAAATAGAAGATGTAAAGATATTCGGTCCTCCTGGTAAGGAAAAACAGGCAAGTGTGCAAGGTAGAGTAACTGTTAAAATCCCTGGACAGAAGATAACTAGAACGTATTCGGACGGTACTGTTGAAGTAATTGAGATTGAAGGCTTAACACTAAGCAAATCACAATTCGGTAGTACTGATATAAAACAGCTCAAAGATGGAAGCGGACCTGTTTCGATTGGTGATGACCTTAAAGGGGCAGCTACTGATTCTATGAAGAAGAGCCTTTCACAATTTGGTTTTGGTGCTGATGTTTACGGAATGAGAGAAGGTGACGAAGATAGCGCTGAGGCCCAAGAGGAAAGACAAAACAGTGCTGTGCTAAAGATAATGGAAGATAAGGGTATTACAGAAGAGCAAGTCGAAGAACTTAGTATGAAGCTATTCGGCAAACCTTCTACAGAACTTCCAAACACAAAAACCCTCCAGCTTATCAACGAGTTGAGAAAACTCGAAGTATAAGACCCGGGAAACCCCAAAAACTTTGGTGTGGGACAAAAAAAATAACCTTGCAAGGAGGAACATGGCAAAAGAAAAACCGGTAACCGTCAACATGACAGATGCAATCGCGCTCGGACCTTTGGATCCTAAGCTTATGTATCTGTTCGCCATCAGTAAGTGGGCTTATGGCAAGACCGATAAAGGTAATAAGGTAGATGTAGTGTTCGAAGTTGTGAAACCCGAAGGAATTAAGGGTAAAGTCTTCGATGCTATCAATCTGGAGAATGAGTACACTAAAACCCGGGCCCGCGATATCATGGTAGCCACCGGTGTTACTACTGTGGAAGAAATGTCAGAGAACACAAGCTTTGAAATGCCCTCTGAAGAGGAAATGCTTGGTCGCCAGTTCGCCGCTCGAGTCAGAACACAAGCCGGCACTGACGGTTATGATGACCGCAGCCAGCTTCGAAAGGTCCTGCCTGAGTCCGAGTATACAGAAGAAGACGAAGAATAGCAAGAGACTCTAGGTGGATTTGACAGAGTAAAAGATCTTAACCGGGTTTGATCTTGGGGTTTTGCAAGTGGGCGAACACCTTCCTTTCCGCACCGGGAAGGTTAGTAACTCACTTACTTCAAACTTTTCTTGGTTCCTATCAGTTATTATGAAGTGCCTCCCGTACTTTTTATGTTCCGGACTGATGGGAGCCAACAAGAGCTTGAGGATCGAGACAACCTCCGAAGTTCTTGAACTCAACCTCGAAAGGGGTTGTATCACTGGGAAGAGGCTGGACCCGAGGACAGACTGGCATCCTGAGGGAATTGAACAACCGCCTTATTGTAAAGCTCTCAGGCGAATGCGGACGGAGTGGAGTGGTGCGGGGTGAAATAGCCCGCGAGTAGGGTCCAGTCCTCACATCAACACGGCATATGGCGCTAGAGAGTAGGCGTCACCGGTAACCAACCCGGAGATCTTGGACAACGTATCTGAGATCTAGGTTTTCGACGGAGAACCGAATTCGTGCGGGGTTTGATTCCCAGCGGCCGTGACCAGAAAACTTATGATCGGAGGATAAAAAGGAAGGACTAGTACCCCTTCTGATTATCCCTCGGTTTTGTGTAGATACTAGTTAAGACACGAAGTCGAAATTTGCTTCCTTCCGACGGAAGCAGTTGAGAAAGTAGGGAATAAACCCTCTCCGATCACCAATGTACATACTAGACTTGTTAACTTGGGAGTTCATAAAACTATATCTCCTAATGCAAGAACTTTTTATTACACTTGCAATACCTTATATCAAAGATCCTAAACTCGGTAACAAAATTCAACACCACTTAATCAGTTGCCAGGTGTTGAGAACGATGAGTTTAAATGAATTACCTAGTATCGCGAGAGATAAGATACTCTGGCAAGGTAGACTAATGTTAGTACTGTTACTAGGTACAATCGTTTTCAAAGAGTTATACTAATGCAGGGTAGAGCAGAGGCAGCTCGCTTGGCTCATAACCAAGAGGTCGACGGTTCGAGTCCGTCCCCTGCTACCAAGGAGTAGTGCCCGAGAGGTTAGGGTTACAGTGTCACGAGAGGGTAAACATGTGACTACTGGGGGCACCCAGTTAAAGCTGTATTAAACACGTAGGTTCGAATCCTACCTACTCCCCCAAGAAAACAGGAGTGGAGGCTTCTAATCGCACCACAGGGTTAGAACTGGTCACTGGGACTGTGGAATAATCATTCGGGAGAATGAACGAGTCAACCCAGTGAGCCTCCTACAAATGGGTGAAAGCCTTAAAGGGAGAAAATGAGACCGATTGACGCTATAGAGAAACATTGCACTTTCTGCGCAACAAGAGGATTGAGATTCTCCTGTGACCTTCAAAATAGTATTCAATACTATGATCACCCTTGTTATATGAGACATGAACACGTTTGTCTCAAAGCGGAAGAGGTGAGAAAAGAAATGCATCTGAGAGTAGTTGGCAGAAGTGCTCCTGTGAGGGGAAAAAGAGAGTGATAATTAATATGCCTTATATCGGTAGGGTTCTTTCTGTAAACTACTATAAAGTTTACGATCGTAGAGGAGTTCCTACAAATACTACCAAATCAGTTACACAAGACTGGATGGATACCCTAACACGATTAATTAGGGAACATCCCGAATTCGAAAGTGTTCATCATAAAGATGTTACAATAAAGTTAACAGGACATTTCAAGGATCAGCGTTATCCCGACTTACATAATCTACACAAGATAATCGGAGACGCTGTAGAGCCTGCAATTGAAGTAAATGACAAGTATATCAAGTTTGAAGACGTTGGTTCCTTTATCGGTGCAAGAGTTCCCATACTGAAAATAGAAATCGTTCCTGATAACAAAATCTAACAGGAGGTAGTTTAGAGTGCCTGACTACAAACTGAAAATTAAACCTGAATCAGCTCAAGCTCTCAGAGACGCTTTAGAAACAGCTGAGATACTTCACCAGGCTGGAGAGTGTCCTAAATCAGTTGTAACAAACTTACAAAGCTTGGTAACCAGAGTCAAGCGAGCAGAAATGCATCACGATATTTACTACTCGCCAATCACCAAAGCGTACGAGATACAAATCCAAAAACCAGAGTACGAAGCAGCTTTATGGGCTCAACAGGCTGCAGACAAAATGCTGGGTACAGGTTCAGTTCAGTTCGGACCGACAAAAGTAGTTTAAGGTATAGGAGGAGAGATGACAGTAAAAGCTGTTATACTATTATCTGGCGGCCTAGACAGTTCAGTAGTCGCCTACATAGCGAGGCATGACATAGGAGAGTCAGGGGATTTATATGCTCTGACTCTTTCTTATGGTCAAAGACACGAAAGAGAAATAGAAAGTGCTATGGACATCGCGAGAGCTGTCGGGGCTTGTCAGCATATTATACTCAAAGGCTTACCAATAGATGTCCTAGTTAAAACCGCTTTAACAGGGGATTTCGAAGTTCCAACAGATGGAGTCAGTGCCGAGATACCTTCTACTTGGGTTCCACAAAGAAACAGTATCTTCCTAGGACTTGCTTTCGCTCTTGCGGAGACTGTTGACGCTCGCGCTGTTTACATAGGTGTTAATTCTGTAGACTACTCTGGCTACCCAGATTGTCGACCAGAATTCATATCGTCAGCAGAAAAGACTTTTAACCTAGCGAGTAAAAGGTTTGTAGAGAAGCGCAGAGCAATCGAGTTAAGAACTCCGATAATTAGTAAGTCTAAAAGAGATATTGTTCGTTGGGGTATGGAGTTGAGGGTTCCATTCGATTTAACTTGGTCTTGTTATCAAGGTAACGAAAAGGCCTGCGGGGTCTGCGATAGCTGTCGGATAAGAGTAGCAGCTTTTAGGAGTCAGGGATTAACAGATCCTATTGAGTATGAAGAGGTTGTAAAATGATCGATGACCCAAATCTAGTCACGGAATCACCCAAGAAAACCTTAATTGGCAAAGGCTGGTTTGCTTTTATCTTCGTGGTAGTCGTCTTAGTAGCTATCACAATAGCAGTGGGGACCTTGCCGCGAGGAGACGATTCTCCACCAAATGTAGTTTCTGCTCCGTACGAAGTCAAATCGTCTTTTGGAACCTACTATGTTCAAGGTTACCAGATTGACGACGGCATTCTTGTAATACAATTCCCCACTTTAGGTACTCCAACGGCTGAGGATATCTTGATTATTGGGGGAGACTTCGAAATTAGGCCCAGAGTATTAAAATAAAAATTTTTAGGAGGTTGTCCGTGTTGGACGAGCAATTTAAACAAGCCAGTAGCGATTTGGTAAGCAGCCTTAGAGAGATGTATAAAGATTGGGATGGTGTAAGTCAGTTCAATGATACAGAGAATCGACTAATCCGATTGTTTGACGAATTCTGTTGGCCTCCCGATAAGATTGAGACTGCTTTGGATAAACACTTCAAAGCAACCTTTCCACATCAGTTTGATGAGATGCTGGTGTCAGGCCCTTTTAAAGTCTTCACTTTATGCCCACACCACTTAGTACACTGCGAACTCCAGACGACCATCGCTTATGTACCTAGTGACAATAAGGTATTAGGCTTGTCGAAATTTATCAGAATAGCAGAAACGATGGCTCGCAGACCTATACTCCAAGAACAGTTCTGCAACGAACTTGCTTGTGAGTTTGAAAAGAGACTTCACCCCAAAGGCGTTGCTGTTTATGTCGTAGGTAAGCATGGATGCATGACTTCTCGAGGCGTTAGACAACACTCAAGAGTCACAACAAGTGTCTTAAAGGGGACATTTGAAACGCAAGCAGTAACGCGTGCAGAGTTCTTTGCCATAGCTAGAAACGGGAAGGTAGAATGATCAGCGTTGATGAAGAACAGCTTGAGGTTGTTGAACACAAAGGCAGTACAATATGTGTTGCAGGTCCAGGAAGCGGTAAGACTCGAACATTGCTCGCCAAAGCCGAACGCCTCTACGAAAAAAATAGAGATCTGATCTGTTTAACGTTTACAAGAGCAGCTGCTGAAGAATTAATAGACAGAATGCCAGGAATAACAGCTTCCACAATACACTCTTACTGTTGTAGAAATGTTGGTTGGAATGGTAGTTACGATAGACTTCTATTCGACTTTCAGAATCGGAAATACAAAGACAAATACGAATACGTTTGTATTGACGAAGTCCAAGACTTAACAATCGAACAAATGGATGTAGTACTCTCTATAGCTGGTGAGAAGATTTTTGCTATTGGAGACCCTTATCAATCAATTTATGGTTTTAACGGTGCTTTAGGTTTAGAAGCTATCAAAATGCTGAAGCAGTGGGGTTGTGAAGAATTTACATTACATAACAACTACCGAAGTGAACCTAAAATTGTTGATTTCCTAAACAAGATCTACGCAAGGAAGTTGATAAGTAAGGGTTTTAAAACCAATGGAAAGACAGCAATACTTTCTCGCACGAACAAGTTAGTCAAAGAGGTCTCTACACTCTTAAGAGGTTTGGGGATTGCTCATACTGTGAGATTTGGTAATGCCAGTGAGGGAGAGTCAAAAGAAACAAACTATGGCAGTGGCAACTTAATTGTACAAACGTGTCATCAATCGAAAGGTACAGAGTTTGATTATATTCTCCTCTACAAGTGGGAACAACATCGCTTCCTTACAGACGAAGAAAAAAATCTTTTCTACGTAAGCGTTTCCAGAGCAAGTCATGGCTTTGCTCGTATATACAATAGACATCAGTTAATGGAAGCTTTAAAAACAGTAGGTCATGGCGAAAAAACACAGTCAGGAAACTCGCAAGCGTCTTAGTGAAGCTGCTAAACGCCATTACGATAAGCACCCAGAGACGCGTATGCAAATAAGCCACACGCTTCGAGGCAAGCGTAAAAAACCAAATAAACAAGAAACCAGAGTTCTAAACTTCCTCAATAGAAAGTATCCAAATTGTTGGTGTTGGAATGGTGGTTGGCTAACTTTCGAAGGGAAGATACCCGATTTTATTCACGAGCCAAGTAAACTGAAAATAATTGAGTTCTTCGGTAACTACTGGCATAAACTAGAGGAAGAGGAAGAGAAAATAAAATTCTACGCCAAGTTTGGTTACAAAGCTTTTATTATTTGGGAAACGGAGCTTGAAAACGCTTCCGGGATGGTAGAAAGACTTGATAAATTCATGCAGGAGGAGTAAATGTTACTATCATTGGAAATACCAACGGGGATGTTAAAATTGATAACACCGTTAACGGACTTCGAATTCGCCTTAACACACCTTGTACTAAGCGATCAGGAGTATCAAAAACATTACGCGGAATCCGCAAACTTCAAAATTCTCGACAACTCTGTTAATGAAACCGGTACTCCCACCACGATTGCGGAACTGGAAGAAGCTGCGAGGATTATTCTACCAGATGTGATTTGTCCACCAGACTATTTTCTAGATGCTGACAAAACTCTGGACGCTCTAGAGGACTCGCAAGATGTTTTCGACTTTGAAAAAATTCTACCAATTCTCCAAGGAGACTCCCACGATGTCGCTACTGATTGCGCTTGGGAAATACATAAAATGGGGTTCAACAAACTAGCAATCCCGTATAGTATAACAAAAGATAGAAAAGCTGACTCTAGAGATAGTATGGCGGAAGCTCGTTATAACATTATCTATACTATATCTGGGCTGTTCGAGTGGATACATCTTTTGGGCGTGACTACACTAGACGAGCTCGGGGCTTATAGTGAGTTTCGCAACGTTTCCACTCTTGATACAGGAGTACCGATTACAGCTGCTTTTAAAGACTATAGCTTAGCAAGTCAAGAGTTACACCCCAAGAGTCAAAAGATGGTTTGGGATGGAGAGATTACTCCTGCGATTTGCAATCTAGCGCTCTACAACATAGCGTACCTAAGAACAGCTATGGTATAAGAAGGTGCGGTGCCCTCGGAAGACCTAGGAGGTGTAGACCCCCGTATCACGCGATTACATTCGCAGGGTGGAAGTCCTTTTTAAGATAACGGGTAAGGCTGCTCCTAGAGTCTGAATGTCTTGCTTGCTAGCGAAGTGAGGATATAAACTGTATGATCTAGAGACCTCGTGGGGAGATAGAATTCTCCATGCAGTTGGGTGTGCTTGGGTGAAAAGTGCCGAGCCCAATAGTCGGCCTACCGCATCTTAATGAAGAAGTGGTTGAGGAGTGGGAGAAAATAAAATGATTGAAGTGGAAAAAATTTATGACGACATAAGGACTGAAGGATTGTACTGTGGTACTCCTATGACCTTTGTCAAACTAGGTTTGGGTACTGAATATCCAAGCTGTAGACAGCTTCTAGAGAATGTTGTTCTCTTGGGAAGAAGAAGATGGGTTTGTCTAATCGGTGAGAATACTACAAGAGCTGGTATAGGAAGATTCTTCGAAGGTTTAAAGTCTTTTGGTTTCTCTAGCGAGGTAGTTATTACTGGTAATAGAAAAGAGCCCGGTTGGAGAAACAAAACCACAAGCATTATAGTAGAACTCGGAGAGGAACTTCGATACGACCTTACAACTCTTAGAATGGGAGATGCTATTCGAATCTCTTTACATACTGTTGATGATGTAAAGAATATTCAATCTGTATTGGATAGATTCGAAGAAGATCCTTTCTGGAAGTTTCTCTTCATCGACCCTGTTCTAGGAAAGGGTGAAAAAAGGAATCTCGTCTTGAAACGTATGATCATGGAAGCTGCCGAAGCTGCTAACAAGTGTGAGAAAGCGAGGGTTTTCTGGAATGTTTGATATATCTTTACACACCAAAATAAAGTACTGGATTCAAGTTAAATTAGGACAGAAGCTTTGCTCAGGTCACAAAGTTTATCCTAACGGAGTAAGTTGTCCTGGTTGTCGAGATTGTAAGTAGATAAACAACACCAAGTAAAAGGAGTAGGATGTTAGCACAAGCCGTAATAGCAACTCCGGCTGAAGAAACGCATGCACCAGGATTTTCTGTAACACAAGCTTCCCCGTGTTCTTATGCTACCTATTTAAACTACCATAAACTGGATCCTAAAGAAAGAGACGAGAGCGCTCATCTCACTTTCGAGGACGGACACGAGCAGGAAGCATCAATTGTAAAACAACTGGCACGTGCAGGCTTTGCTATGCGTTTCACAGGCGAGGATCAGTTGGAAGTCAAAGTCGGACGATCCGAAGTTCCAGGACATCCTGATGGTCTTGTAACACCTAAAGCTAAAGAGCTAATGCTTGAAATCAAAGCGATGCACGACTACAGATTTCAAACTGTTAGAGAAAAAGGTCTCACATTCGAGCCTCTTATTTACAATCAAGTTCAGATGTACATGCCTGGTTTAGAACAAACATTTGGTATTAAGGTTGAAGGTACTCTCCTCTATTGTAAGAACAAGAACACTTGCGATCCCTTTGACATGTTTGTCGAAAGAGACGATTCATATTCCAAACCCATTATCGAGGCTATGGACGAAATCATTTTAGGTAATTGGGAACCTAAACCAGAAGTTTGTCAAATATGCACGACGTGTAGACACTCTAAGTTCTGTTGGGGCGCTCCAGTCCTTGATTTTACTGGCGGACGTGTAATAACAGATCAACAACTTGTAGAGAAATGGATGCAAGGAAAGTCTTATAAGACTATGGGTGAAGAGCTCTACGAACAAGCGAGAGAGCAGATGAAGAAGCTTCTTGGAACAGACGATGTCATCTACTTTGAAGCTACCTTTGGGGAAAATGTAATTGTTGTTGAAGCTAAGTTAACACCTACTACCTATAGAAACTTTAGTTCTGGTAAATACGCAAAGATACACGGAGTCAAATATTTGGAAGACTGTTACAACATTACAGATAGCTTTCAATTCAGAACACAAGAGATAATAAAGTGAGTCAAGATAAAATGAGATACCGACCTTCAAGAGTAACTAAATCGATTCTCGATATGAGAATTCAGGCATATGAAAATAAGGGCTTTGCTAAAACAAAGTGGATAGAGTTCTGTGAATTGATGTTAGCTAAAGGATTCATCCTACACATGTATGAAGCGAAGTCTACAGTCTCAAAGTATATTACAGTATCTCATCCGAGTAAGCCTGGTAAGCGTTTCAGAGTAAGATTCTCTAATCACAAACCTATTAAGCATCGTGAACTAAATGGTGATTGTGATTTCTTTGTAGGTATTACTAACTTAGCTACTACTAATACTGAACAAGCTATCGAAGCAACTCTAAAACATTTTTCGGTTGGGGTTAATGCTTAACATAGCTGACATTAGATTCGGAGATAAGGTACACTATAAACCACCTTACTACGGCGAGGATAGGTGGGAGAATGGTAAAGTAAAAGAAATACGTTCGGATGTAGACGATGCGATATGGGTAGTATTCCACTGCGCAGGAGAATGGGAAAGATTTACAGAATACACTGCTGCAATGACTAAAATAAAAGACCTATACCCAGGGTGGAGACATGGCTAGCTTTACTTGTGATAATTCGAACTGTCTTCACCAGTGGGACGACGACATCATGGAAGGTAGAATCGAATGCCCCAAGTGTGGATTGTCACGTCCTAGAGTAATAAGAGCTACCTTTATTGAGCTAAATAGATCATGTACAACAATGGAATTCAATTTCGGACCTGGGCAGAGATATGGAACCCCTGTATATCACCTTAGCCAGAACAACTAGCAAGCTATTACAACTCAAAGCTTACTATACACACGAGGGAAAGCTTTATTGCTTCGACTGTGGAGTAGGTCCTACTCTTATAGAAAACAGTTTAGAGTGGATAGAGCCGGGCACTTCAGCACATGAGGCTAGTATTATAATCGATGAAGTTGAAGACTGGCTAAAGAAGCGTAAAAAATGAATTACAAGGGGAAGTATTATTAAAAGGAGGTTAAAATGAATTTATGGAACTTTGGTAACAAGGGGCCGCGCTACAATCGAGGGAAGAAGTTTAAATACAACTGGGGCTTCTTCCTAATGGCAGCTGCTATCATAGGTGCCATCATTCTATTCGTAACGAAGTGAGGAAACAATGCTATATATTTGTAAGAGATTCAAATTCGATGCCGCACATCGACTACCGCATTATAACGGGCCCTGTAAAAATCTTCATGGACATACCTACTTCCTAGATGTGAAGGTAAGCGGTCCGAAACAAGTAGAAGGACCTTGCAAAGGTATGATAATGGACTTCTCCATCTTGAAGACTGTAATACAAGAGAACGTCATCAGTCTGTATGATCATAACGATCTTAATAACTTCTTTAGTAACCCTACTGCCGAGTTAATGGTTGAACAAATCTGGTATGACATCGTGGGTCAACTCGAGTTCAAAGGGGTTGTTCTAGAGGAATTAAGACTATGGGAAACTCCTGATAGCTATGCAGAGATGAAAAGAGATCTTCCAGGAGTTGTAGGACCTTTATAATGGAATTCATTCACGCTAATTGCGGCGGGGACATTAGGGATAGAGTGTGTCAAGGCTGTGGTAAAAAGTGGGGCCTTGCAGCATATATGTCTGCAACGGATATTAGACCAAAGCCTGTCAGTCGGGAGGAGAGATTGGCTAAGTTAGCTGAGAAGCCACCGAAACCTGTTACCACTTATGCTTCTTGGGCTGACAATATCCCTTTTGTTCCCGTCATAGCAAAGTTATACCCCAACTGGCCTAGGAAGTGGAGGATTTTATCCTTTGTAATCTTCTATGGGATAATCATAACAGGAATTATATATTGGATAAAAACATGTTAGGAGGAAAAATGAAAAAGGGACAGTTAATCGCAAAGCTTTTCATATTCACTGCAGGTATGGTATGGATGTTACTCTTTTTGTATATCTGTATCGTTTGCTTTGACTTCTTCAGAGAAGTTATGTTTGCCTACGGTGAAATAGACTTGGATAACTGGTTTATGACTGTGCTAGAGACATGGTATTTGCTTACCTGTATCGCTAGCGGCATCTGGCTTGCTCGCAGAATGTTTCTAGTCGTTGGAGAATGGCAAAGGGAGAAGGTAAATGGTAATGGAAACCAAAAATCCAATTCTTAAAGTAAACGAAGTTTTTTACTCCATTCAGGGAGAAGGTCTCACTGCAGGCGAGCCTACAATCTTTGTCAGACTTCAAGGGTGTAACTTAAAATGCAAGTACTGCGATACCACTTACGCACAAAACGGCGCTAGGGGTCTTCTTATAGGTACAGACGAGATCGTTAACTTGGTAAAGTCCCGATCAGAAAATAGTGTAATCGGAAAACGCTGGGTTTGTATTACCGGCGGCGAACCTCTCAAACAAATGATAGCGTTAGGGAGTCTAGTTCCTAAATTAAAGAAAGAAGGCTTCCTTATTGAGATAGAAACAAACGGGACTTATCTAAAACCCTCCTGGTTTAACACTATCGACTCCTGGGTAGCTGATATAAAGTGTCCCTCTTCTAACTACTCCCCAACTGAAGGCATGATAACACTTTGGTTAAACAGTAGAGAACAAGATCAAGTAAAATTCGTTGTGGATAGTCATGAAGATCTACGCTTCGTAAGAAGACTACTCACAGAAGGATTTAACAACCGAAAGTACTTCAAGCCCAAGATACTGGTTAGTCCAGCTGCTAACGAGGATGCAGAGTTTAATCGAGACTGGATGGAAGAGGTCGTCGAGTTCTGTAAAGAATTGAACATTCGATTTTCTTTACAGATACATAAACTCATTTGGAAAAATAGAATAGGAGTTTAAAGTGCAACAATTTGGCGAGAAGGATAGAATAGATATGGGAAAGAATAGATTTAAATTTCTACAAAGGGTTGCAGGAGGTGAGTCTGGTAGTATGACAGGAAAGGCCAAAAGAGACTTCATGCAGGCCGCGGAGACTATGGATAAAGAAGACTTCCTTGGCCAGTTACTGGAGCAGTGGTATCCTATCATCAAAAAAGATGCCGATCCGGATGAAGAAGTAAAGAAAGCTAGAAAGCGCATAAACAGTAACTGGTTCAAAAACGTCTTCGACAAAGTCGGCATCACTGATGAGGATATCAAGCAAGTAATCCTCGATATACAGAAAGTTAAACCTGAAGTCGCGAAGAATGAAGGACCGAAGGTTGGAAGAAACGAGCTTTGTCCTTGTGGTAGCGGTAAGAAATTTAAACGCTGTTGCGGAGCGTAGCGATGAACCAAAGTATATTCGGGTTAATACTTATAGTAATCATCATGTGCGTAGCGATTGTATTACTACCCATAGGTATGGACGCTGTCTTTGGAGAAGATGAGTGTAAACTCAGTGACTGCAATCTACCAGCTCCTAATTACTTATCACATAAGTACAAGAGAATAGCATACGCCCCGCCGGCTACATATGTGACTTCATACTATGTACACTGTACTGACGGTAGGGAGCTACAGATCACAAAGGATAAGTATGACTCCTTATACTGGCTAGGAGAGAATCCAACATAATGTTCGGCTGGAAGACAGTGAAAAACTGGCTACTGATGTTAGGTATTATTCCACTTAACATAGTATGGGTATTTATATTGGGACAGGTAGGCACACACTGGCCTAGTTTCCTACCCAACTGGCTTTGGCGGCTATTTGGTTCGTGTTGGATAGTTGCTTACCTATACATATTCTGGAGGCTCTGTAAGCCAGCTTTGAAGAAACTTTGGGATGACATTCGAAAGATCGGTGATGTGAAATGAAGTGGATCACGCGATACGAAGTGAAGCCTGAGTGGGCCACAACTCTTATCTGGGTTTGGGTTTGTTTAAACGTTCTAGACTACATCACTACAGTTGTGGGAATTCAAAACGGTTTAAACGAAGGAAACCCTCTCGTAATTCCTTTTGCAGCCAACCCACTTAGCCTAGCTGGCCTAAAAATATTCGGAGCTTTATTTGTCATATTTTGGGCTCAGAAGTTTAAGTTGTGGGAAATGTTCAAGCTGCTTGTCCTTTTCTTATGGATCGTTTGTGCTTGGAACCTTCTTTGTTTATTAACAGTAATACCAGAAGGGTAAAATGAAGTTTAAACTCACAATAGACATGATCCCCGCTTGTAACTGGGGTGAGAATCTGCATAACTATCTCGACGCTCCAATCTGGGATTCTGTTAGAAGAGAAGTCTATACTCACTTCAATCTTAGATGTGCAATCTGTGGCGCATCAAATACAAAACTACACTGTCATGAAGACTGGGATATCAATGACAAGAAGTGTGCCCAAAAGCTTAGAGGCTTTCTCGCTCTCTGCGAAGATTGTCATAACGTAAAACATTGGGGGAGAACCACAGCTGTTATAGAACAAGGGAAGTTAGATCCCTATTACAAAATAACTCTAACTAAACACTTCTGTCGAGTCAACGATTGTGGCACAAGTGATTTTGAGAAACACGCCGCAGAAGCTAGATCTAAATGGTCTTTTAGAGCAAACAGAAGATATAAACTGAACTGGGGCAAGTTTAGTCCCGATAGAATAACAAGGGAGTATATGAAACAAAATGCTAAGCGAAAACGCTAAAGATCTACTGAAAAGAAAATACTGTGCACCAGGAGAAGACTTTACAGACCTCTGTAAACGAGTCGCTACACATATCGCTCAAGCTGAAGAAGAAGGCAAGCGAGGATACTGGGAGCAATCCTTTTTCGACATTCTCAGCCATTTAGAGTTTCTACCAAACACTCCTACACTTGTCAATGCAGGAAAAGGAACAGGTCAACTATCTGGCTGTTTCGTTGTTCCTATAGAAGACTCCATCGAAGGAATCTTTGAAGCGATCAAGCATACAGCTATGATACATAAAAGTGGAGGCGGAACAGGTTTTTCCTTTTCTCATATAAGACAGAAGGGAGCAGAGACCAGTAACGGGATAGCGAAAGCTGCTGGTCCAATTGCTTTCATTGATGCCTTTAATACTTCTGTGGGAGCAGTAACTCAAGGTGGAAATAGGCCTGGTGGTAATATGGCTATTCTATCTGTAAATCATCCAGACGTCATGGACTTTATAGAGGCGAAGAGAGTTGAGGGCGTTCTTAGTAACTTCAATCTGTCTGTCGCAATAACAGACGAGTTTATGAAAGATGTTGAATACGATAGAAAGTCAGACCTGATAGATCCTCATACAGAATTGTTATACGATAGAATAAACGCAAAAGATCTTTTCGAGTCTATAGCCAAAGAGGCTTGGGAGAAGGGTGATCCTGGTGTAGTCTTCATTGACAGAGTAAACGCAGACGATCCAACTCCTTGGCTAGGACCAATTGAAGCTACTAATCCTTGTGGCGAGCAACCGCTACATCCTTTCGAATCTTGTAACCTCGGATCGATAGATCTAAGTAAATTCATTATTGAACGAGACCGCGACTTTGATTGGGTGCGTCTACAAGTTGCAGTACGAACAGCTGTAAGATTCCTAGACGATGTAATTGATGTAAACGTTTATCCTCTTGACATAATAGCTGAAACCACTAAGAATACCCGTAAAATTGGTTTAGGCGTTATGGGCTGGGCAGACGCTCTTATCAAGATGGGTATAATATATGATAGTGAAGAAGCTCTTAAACGTGCTGAGTTCGTAATGAGATTCATCCAAAGTGCAGCACATGAATACTCAATAGAGCTCGCAGAAGAAAAAGGAGCTTATCCAGCTTACATTGAGGATACGAGAACATTTCACAATCCTGAACAAGTGCAAAAGCCGCAGAGAAACGCCTGCGTTACAACAATAGCGCCGACGGGAAGACTCAGTATCATAGCTGACTGCTCAGGCGGAATTGAACCTATTTGGGATATAGAGTTCCCTAGAACCCAAGCTGGAGAAACTGTTATAGACAAACATCCTCTTTGGGGTCACTATGACATTGAACTCTTTAGAAAAGCCCTCGAGATACCTTGGGAGTGGCACGTTAAGATGCAAGCAGCTTTCCAGAAGCATGTTGACAACGCTGTTTCAAAAACAATCAACCTCCCCAATGAAGCTACTTGGGAAGATATTTTGGGAGCATACTCACTCTCATACGAACTCGGCTGTAAAGGCGTTACTGTATATCGAGACGGCTGCAGAGATTTTCAAGTATACGGAACGAGAAGTCCCGAAGAAGAAGCGAGAAGTCGAAAGAGGCCGTCAGTAACATTTGGTACCACAGAAAGCATTCCTATAACCTGTGGTAAATTATACGTCACAGTTAACCAAGACGGACAAGGTATCTGTGAAGTGTTTGCTTCTCTAGGAAAGTCAGGTGGCTGTATCAATGCTCACCTTGAAACGATTGGGAGACTTGCATCTAACTCTTTAAGGAGTGGTGTTGCTATTGATCAAGTTATTAGAACGCTAAGCGATGTGAGATGCCCCAAACCTAGTTGGCATCAAGGTGTTAACCTTACATCGTGTATTGACGCTATAGCTTCCGTACTGAGAGCCAGAGCCAATCTAGCTGCCACAGGTGGGAATACTAAACAAATCACTGGACAGTGTCCCATCTGTAGTGGGTTGTTGGTTCATCAAGAAGGATGCGATATTTGTCTCTCCTGCGGCCACTCAAGTTGTGGATAATGGGTCTAGTGTGATGACTAAATACGGATATTTGTTTCAGGAGGATTAGTATGGCTTGGATATGTCGAAGATGTAGAAGAGCACATGTAGATGGGCAACCCTGTCCCCGTCTCTTTGACACACGAACCTCTGAAGAAAGAATCGAAGATCTTGAAACTGAGATCGAGAGACTGAAAAGAGATAAATACTCAAGACGAGAAATATTCCGAAAGAGACTTAGAGGTATTAGGTGTAAAGTATAAATGGATATAGCAACAATAGCACCAAAGTCTCTCCTAAGTTTATGCGAGTTAACAAAACTACAATTATGTTACGCTGAGTTGGCTCTCAAGGACAATGAATATAGAAAGTTCTACCAAAACGTTAAAGGTATCGTTGTCTTAGACCACTCGCCAAGGATACCTAGAAAATCTCTTTCGGAAGAACACTTCCTGGAAGCAATTGAATTAATCAATCCAAATGTAATAATCTTACCAGACGTAGATTTCTCGGCTGGTACTACGGTGTCAAAATCTCTAAAACTCCTTCAGAGTATCGAGCCAAAACGTCGGGATCGCTGTGTTGGAGTATTACAAGGAACGAACTTCAAGGAAATAAAAGAGTGTTACAAAACTTTCAAGAGGCATTGTGGGATCATAGGACTAGCTTCCTCCGCTGAGAAGGTAATGCCTAGAAAACAAATAGCTGATAAGCTTAAGATAAAGAAGCTTCTCCTTTTGTTAGAAGTATTTTCAAACCCTGTTGACGAGCTCATAACCGACGAAAGATTGTTAGGAATTTGTACCTCGTATCATATACGTTTAGCTGCAGAAGGGCGTACTCTAAAAAACTACACACCAACACCTAAACTACTCGATTTTTACGTAGACTACGAAATGCATTACGCTCTAGCAGAGCATAACCTGCAGACATATAAAAAACATTTTAAGAAGGAGATAAATCGTGAAACTAGATGAACTAAAAGCTATAGTAGAAGAGATGGATAAGGAGTGCACAGAGTTACTAGGTCTCAAAAACGCTGATTACTCCAACGAAGAAGACGCTTTGGATAACTTCAAAAAGACTTCCGCAATCTGTGCTATTCTCGATATAGACACTCGAAGGGACGGTCAAGACTCGGCGCTATTCCTCGCAATATTGAAATTAACTCGTTGGTGTAACCTGCGAAATAAGACTACCAAACCTGTAAACGAGCCCATACGTGGCTCAGTAGCAGATCTACATAACTATATCAATCTCGGTTACGCTCTCAGTGTGGAATCTAAAGAAACTCTCTAAGGTGAGATAAATGAGTCTACTGAGAGGATTTATAGGTATAACAGTTGCCATTGGTGTGTACTGCTTTCTCACTTATGGCATACTCGCTTCTCATGAAGACGACCTAGATCTAAGACAACAAATCGAGGACGACGGTTGGCAGTACAAGGGAGAAACTATAATCGAGCACTCTTTGTATGAGGAAATAGTGGCAACAGAAGGTGTTAGCTCTCTAGCTGCTGACGAGATTAGGATCGTAAGAGTTGAGGACAACAATACAGTGCTAATCGACTACGCTTTCTTGTCTCTAAACGAGTATGAAAATCTAGACAAAGCCGATTGGGGTTTCGATCGAAGATTTTACAATCACACCGAGCCCATAGTTAGAGTATTCATATTCCTAGGTTCTATAGTAACATTCCTCATGATAGCCTTTGGACCAACCACCCGGAGAGTAGAACGTGGACAGTCAGAAACTGTATGATGAGGCTCTCGAACAATGGGGCATGGACTCTCAAAAACTAATGCTCGTAGAGGAATGTCTTGAACTGGCTTTAAATATTGTAAAGACTTACAGAGCCGACTGTCAAATAACTCGAGAGGACATCGCTGAAGAAATCGCTGACGTGAGAATAATGATAGAACAAGTCGAACAAGCAATGGAGTTAGATGACTTGACAAGCCACTCGTACGTATATAAACTAAGAAGACTCGAAACAAGACTGTTTCCACCGAAAGTAGATATGGAAGGCGCAATAGAAATAGATCCCAAAGACAAATTCGTCTTGGAGGAATTCAATGTGTCTAAAGAAGATTTGTCCGAATGATGAGTCTTGTAAAAAGTATACCAAAGAATGTTGGAAAGGTGACTACGCATGCTGGCGTGGATGGTTTTTCCTCTTCTTCTTTATTTGGGCTACCTGGTTCAGACTACGAAAATGGGAGCGAAAGAATGATGGAGATACAGATACAGATAACAAGCACAGGTAACGAAAAGGTAGACGGTGTAATACGTCGTGCTATATTAAACGCCGTCCAATCTGGCACTGTTGGTTGTAAAGAGAAGTCCCATAGGCATGTGCCGAAAGAGAGTCGTACATACACCTTCATACTTGATAGGCCTTTATGTGTCGGAAAAAATAACGGAATGATTGGCTGTCCCGACGGTTGTGAGAAGTATCCTGTAAAGTGTTGGAATCCTGGAATGAATGAATGCTATGTTCCAAAGGTTGACGAAGAAAAATGAGTAAAGGCTACACAGAACCAATACCTATAATAGTCGCAATAATTGTAGGAACTCTTATCGCTTCAACAATAAATCTAGCCTCACAAGGAACCTACCTTGCGATCGTTCCCGCAATCACTGCAACCATAGCTTTAGGAATGTATGTATATCACTTAAGGAGAAAGCTGCGTGATTGACCTAAGACTTTGCAATTGTGAAGAGTGTCCTCTATTCGGCTCCGGTATGGTTGTTACCAGACGACCTTTTATATCTCCATACAATGTGATATACAAAGCAGTTACACGCAACAACGTTTTTCTGCAGCACTTTCGGATAGCTGAAGTCGAAGAGATCGACCCTGTAGAAGTTCTTCTTATTGGAATGGCCCCCGCTTATGAAGAACTTCGCCAAGGAGATTTCTTTGTAGGCCAATCGGGTTTGCTCCTCAATGCTGTTATGGGACAGTTAGACTACGATAGCTACGCTGTCTCTAACGTTTTGCTTTGTAGAATACCTGAAGAAGCTACACAATCTGAAATAAACAAAGCCGCTGATTGTTGCTTTCCAAGGCTGGAAGCTCAAATAAAGGAGTACCAACCAAAGTTATTAGTTGCTTTGGGAAACCTGCCTTTACACACTCTAACAGGTTTAAACATAGGTATAATGACGGCCGAAGGAAGGGTTCTCCCCAGTGACTATGGAGACGTTCTCGCAGTACAACACCCTGCAGCTGTTTTAAGATTTCCAGACAACTACCCAGACTTCCTAGAAGCTTTAAAAGGCGGTCTCAGATGGAAGTATGGAACTTACAAACAAATCACAGACGAACCTAATACTGTAGTTGTCGATGAAAACAATATGGCCGATGTTTGTCAAAGAATCGAAAACGCCGGACTGGCAGCTATAGATCTCGAAACAACTCGTACAGGACTTAACCCTTATGGCCGAGAGCCTGATGGTATTCGTTGTATGGCTATCACAATCGAACCAACGACAACATATATAGTACCAGGAGAAAGCTCTCCATACTGGCCTGAGCACCCTAACTTCATAAATCATCCTGCTTTGATGGAAGTTATTCCTAAAGTTAAAGGTGTTTACCACAACGGACAATTTGATTGTGCTTTCATGTGGCAGACTGGCTATCGAAACAAAATGTATTACGATACGATGATAGCACATCAAATAATGGATGAGAGGCCGAGATCCCATGGTTTGAAGGTATTAGCAAGAAAGAGATTGGGAGCGCCTGACTGGGAACATGATATAAAAAGGTATTTGCCTACTGGGAAAAGTAGTTATGACCTAATCCCCGACGACGTGCTCTATAGATATGCCTCTTTCGATACGATAGCCACATATTTACTCTATCAACAATTCGAATCGGAAACTCGAGGGACGTTTTTCGACAAGTTCCTTATGAGAGCCGCTAACATGTTTGTAGATCTTAGGCACACGGGAATTCGAATAGATCCTTGGGTTCTCATGCAAGCTGATGAGCTACTGGAGCAAGATCTGGACCAGAAAATAAAAGAGCTTTACGAAATCATCGGCCATTATATAAACCCTCTGTCGTGGGCACAAGTTGCTGAACTACTGTACGATGAATTAGAACTACCACAAATAGCTGGACGTTCAACATCGGTTGACATACTTAAGAGATTACCTTATCATCCCGCTATAGAAAAGATTATAGAAATTAGACAGGCATCCAAGTTACGTTCTACTTACGTTTTATCTCTAATAGGGTTTATGGATAACGATTATAGAGTACATCCAACAATCAAACTAGCAAGCACTGTAACAGGGAGAGCTTCGTCTGAAGATCCCTCTGTCATGACAATTGTGAGAAACAATAACATCAAAAAGATGTATCTGCCCGAAGACGGTTCTCTCTTTATGGAAGCTGATGCAAAGCAGATGGAAGTAAGATGGTTTGCTATTTACAATCAAGACGAGGTGTTAAGAAAACTCTTAAACGAGGGCGACCCTCATGACATGATTAGAAAGCACATCTTAAAACTCACAGGGAAAGATTACCCAAGAGTGAGAGTAAAAGGTGCTGTTTTTGGTAAGATGTATGGCCGAGGAATTGATTCCTTCATGGCTGAATTTGGTGTACCTGCAGATGAAGCACAAGAGATCATTAATGGTATAACAGAATTACTACCTACACTAAAACAGTACAACGATAGAATCGAGCACGATATAAAAACACTCGGTTACTTAACCAGCTACTTCGGAAGAATAAGAAGATTCGGATTGTTAACGAAACGATCTTTTTATGAAGCACTCAAACAGGGAGTCAACTTTCCAATTCAATCAGCTGCCTCAGATACTAACTTATGGACGATGGTTCATCTCTATGAGAATGCTGATAAGTTTGGTATAGTGCCGCACTTCCCAGTTCATGACTCTGTTATCATGAGTATACAAGACAAGGATATGGTTCCGCTTGTGAAGAAGGAAATGGAGACCTTTAGTCAGGAAATTGTTAACAACGAAATGGAATTCGACATTGAAGTTAAAATAGGCCCTAACTGGGGCGAAACAAAGTTGTTAGAGGTATAAAGGTTTGTATAAATACGTTGTCTGTTTCTTTAACAAGAAAAACGAAGTGGTAGCTACTTATGACAACGTAGATGCTTGGTCTAACTTCGAAGCATATGCAGAGGTTAAATCAGACTTCACTTCCTGGTTTACCGAACAATATTCCTACTTAACAGAAAGACTTAACGAGGATTGGTGATATAATGAATCTTTGTTTTAGACATGCAGTGCTAAGAGTAGCTCAAAAAGGCGAAAAGATTTATCCTACTACCTTTAAAGTGAAAAACGAATGTGCCGACTGTCAAGAGGAAGAGCGAATTGAGACTTTAAGACACCGGACTCAAGACGTCGTTGAAGTCGCTCGGATGAAGGATCCCGAATACAAAACCTGGAAGGAAGAAACTCTAAAAGATTGCGAGTACGGAAGCTACGAAACAGTCTGCAGGCATCCCAACAATAGCACAAGAGACCTAAAAGGTAATTGTGACTTCGAAAAGTGTCCGAGAAGGTAAAACAGGAGGTATAGTGTTAAAAGAAGAACTGCGATTAAGAATAGGTCATCTAATCACAGAAGGACAACAAAAGGAAAGTGACAAGCTGTGGCCTACTGTAGATCAAATAATCGAACTATTTGAAAAACGAAAACAAGAAACTGCAGTCTCAAGAGCACAACTTCACTACTGTAGATCTGAAATCAACGCAATATTCCAGCTAAGCATTTTTAGTGACTGTTGTACCTGGAAACGAGAAAACAAATGTTTGCACCTCCACGCTGATAAGTGCACTTATAACGGAGTTATGTTGACGTGTATTCGTAACGAAAAATACGAAAAAGCCTTAAAGGAACTTTACAAAGTGTACGATAAACTGGAGATATAAAGATAATGAGATTAAGAACTAAGATCTTAATAACTCTTCAAATAGGAGGATTGAACAGTGATTAAAGGAGAACTAAAACCAATCACAATAAAGGCTTTCGATCTGTCACAAGCTTTCTACAGATGCTGCAAGTCAATTCTCGTAGAAGGATTTGACTACAAAATCGATAAGGGAAGCTCTGAAGGAAGATTTAGAAAAGAGTTTGACTTCGTGACCATCCAAATATCAAGACCAGACGCACGACCTCTGTATCCTGATATTCCAGATGGTATACCTTCTCCCTGTAACATGAGTCAAATAGAAGATTACATGGACTATCTCATAACTCCTACTAAACAGGAGAACGAACAATATACCTATGGAGAGTTTATACATCACCAAATACCCACAGTAATAGAGAGATACAAAAGAGACGGTGAAGGTTGCAATCAGCTTTACATGACTATAGGAGATCAATACTCAATGCAAATGCCCGATCCCCCTTGTCTCAGAGGGATAGATACACGAATAAGATATGGAAGATTACACTTCATGGTATACTTCAGGAGTTGGGATCTCTGGGCGGGTTTTCCAGTCAACCTAGGGGGCATACAACTCTTAAAAGAGTATATGGCTAACGAAATTGGGATTGAAGATGGTGAACTCATTGCCTGTAGTAAAGGACTTCACTTATATGATCACTGTTGGGAACTAGCGGAGGCTTTGTAATGTTAGTAACAGAAATCGTACTCGTCGGTTTAGTAATCGGCGTAGCTATAATAGTAATCAAAGAGCGAAACTAAAAAGAGGTTGCAAATAATGGACATCATTCCTTATGGGAAAAAGTATCCAGACGTTACTAAGCTACTATATGACAAAGGCTATCTAAGGAGATATCCAAAACAACACAAAAGAGATGATCTACAGTACGACGATGGCATAGACATTGTCTACGATCTGAAAAACCTACCACCTGCAAAGTTTACGGAAGCATCTGACTTGTTACTACTAGCTGCCTATACAGAAGCACAAAGATATAAAGACGCTACGTACAAATTCGCAAAGTTCATGGTGCACCTCAACAGAACAGCGCAAGGGAAAAAGCAGGTAAAGAAAGAAAGAGGTTATATAGCAAGTAGACATCGCGATCCTGAAATCATGGTATACGGAGAACAAGGTCTTGGATACGAACTACCGGAAGAAGAGAAAAAGCCTTTCTTGATCAACAAAGTACAAGAGATACTAGGAATTCCCGATAGCCCTAGCCCTGGTCCTTATGTCAAAAAACAACAACCATATAAAGTAATCAGACTAACAATTGGAATCAGAGCTGGCAAGATGTGGGAAGGTGTTCCAGGTCTTCTTATTCCTGGTGTGACTAATGTTAGCGAAGAAGCTACAGAAGAATGAAAGGAATAGCAACCTTTGACATCGAGGCGGTAGCATGGGACCAACCTATCGCTGTTGGCTTCTACGATGGAGAAAAGTATTTCGAGTTCCTTAAGATTAATGAAGATCACGATGTTATTGGTAGTTTCCTCGACTTCCTAAAGGTAAACTACCAAGGAATAAGAATCTACGCTCACAACGCTGGTGAGTATGATAACAAATTCATACTCCAAAGTCTACATCGTCGAGGTCAACGTGTAGCTATGAGTTTGGGTCAAGCCAGGCTTGAGTGGCTAGGTTTGCATATAACATTCGAAGACAGCTACCTAATGCTAAGTAGAAGACTGAGCGCTATCTGTTACGCCTTCAATATCCCTATGAAACTAGACTGGGATCACTCTCAAACGAAGAACATTTGGGAGATGGGTGATCTAGAAGAGTTTAGAGCCTACCTGAAAAGAGATTGTGTATCTCTATCTGAAGCCATAGCAGCATATGCACAAGAACTCATCAGCAAATTCGGGGTTGCCCCCTCTACAACCATGGCTCTGACATCAGTAAAGGCCTTCAATAAAAGATTCTATCCCGTTAGTAAAATAAACGCTAACTTCGAATACGAAAACAGAATTAGACAAGCAACCTTTGGAGGGCGAAACGAAGTATATAACAAACATGGCTTAGGTATTTACTTTTACGACGTTAGAAGTATGTACGTATCTTGCTATGATACACCTGTTCCTATAGGCAAAATGTCTTGGACTTCAAACGAGTTAGAGAAAGGAACAGTAACAGAGGCTATTGTAAAAGTTCCCACTTGGATGAACATTGGGCCTCTTCCCTATAGATATAGACCTTACAACAACAGTGGATACGGACATTTAATGTTTCCAGTAGGAACTTTTCCTGGCGTTTGGGATACCATTGAACTAATGAATGCTGTAAATCTAGGTTGCGACGTTACAGTTATAAAACAACTAGCCTGCGAAGAATCTCCCATACTAGACAAATTTGGAAAATACATTGCATACCTAAGAGAACAAGCAGAGAATGAAGAAAGAGAAAGAATCTGGAAAAACGTTGGTGTGCGATTAAGTGGAAAGTTTGGACAGCATCGTATCATGCAGGAGATTAAGCACGCAACAGAGATAGAGGACTATGAAGGTTGGTGTGCTATAGATGACGACGAAATATACTTCGAAAGAATGGTAGCAAAAGACCCAAAAGGATCGCCTTACATCAAGCCAGCCGTTAACATGAGAGTAAGATCAGAAGCCAGGATAAGACATCTACGAAAATTGCTTGAAGCAGAAGATAAAGGAACATTATACTATTGCGACAACGACTCCGTTTGCTCTAGTACGCCTTTATACAATGGAAGGAAGGCTGGGGAGTTGCAGCTCTTAGACTACGCTAAAGAAGCTTTCTTTATTAGATGTAAGTTCTACGGTTACCTAAACAGAAAAGGACACCTGAATCAAAGAACAGCAGGATATAGGGATTTTAAATTAACGGAACAAGACTTCAGAGATCTGCTACAGGGAAAAACCTTGTACAATACCTTCCAAAGTCTCAGTCACTGGAAAAGTTCTTTAACAGAAGAAGGTGTAAAGATGATCGACCGTAGCAGGTCAGTAGCGATGTCTAGAGGGTTTGACAATAGAGAGTCAGTGGGATTGAAGACCCGCCCTATAGAGTTAGGTATGAAGGATGGTGAAGTGTTTAGAGTTAAAAGAAATGAGGAGAAAGAGTAGTGTTTATTAAAATAACCTGCAAGATACATCCAACGGAAAGTCTAAATGCAAAACTAGAACCTACAGAAGATAGTTTCGAGATAAGAATTACTCCCTGCACCAAATGTATGGAAGATAAAATCAGATTCGGAAGAGATTCCGGTGTGGCTGAGTTTATTAGATCTGTTAAAGAGAAAGTGGGAATGAAAGATTGAGGATGGGAAAGAAGAGGAGACATGTTAGTGGAACCACATCTCCTCTTGCTATCCCTGTATAGGAGGAGAGACCGTATTTCTTCTTAACCGGACAGTCTCGGGATTATCCTTTCTTTCCGCCAGGCTTACCGCGCTTGTAACCGCTTACCTTGACAGTTTTGTTACCACGTTTGTAAGAGAAGCCCTTAACAGAAACGGCACTGCCTCGCTGCTTTCCCTTCATTTTACCCTTCGGTAACTTTTTCTTCGGTTTCGTAGCCATTAGAAAATACCTCCTGTTAGATTATAGAACCCTCGAGGGGAGAATTCACTTAGTCTTCCATCGTCCTTCCTTCTGCATGCGGCTCTTAATCCTCTCAGCTTTACCAGCGCCGAGGTACTTCGAAGCCATGCTAAAGTTGTCCTTAACCATACTCTCTTCCATGTTCTTCCGTTGCTGATAAGCCTGCTTGGCGTAATTCTGACGATAAGCCTTATCTTGCTCTTCAGTACGTTTTGGACCGCGCCTTCGAGGAGCAAGCCCTACTTTCTCCAGCTCCTCTCGTTCTTTCTCACGCTTCGCTTTAGCTCTTGCAGCCTGGGCAGCTTTACGCTCAGCTTCCGAACCATACTTTTTCTTAGTACCCTTCATTCCGGTAATGCGAAGAACTAACGCGCCCTTCTCCTTCTTGTCAAGGTTCTTAGCCTTCTTACCCAACACGATATCCGCAACACTAACCTCTTCAGGCCCGCTGCCGATATCAATCATGGCCGTCATCTCCATGATCGAGGGATCAAATTTTGGTGCTAACTCCTTAGACATTTTAGACTACCTCCGATAGAACTTTCTCTAACTCATTAACGGGTTGGTGCCCGTTCTTTTTGCTTTGAATAAACTCCTTCATCAAACGTTCAGGCAGATCGTTGAACTCTCCAACGTGATAAAGCTCTTCCTTACTAACCTTCTGCACTCGAAGAAACTTCTGACCTTTCGACTTCATCTTCTTTTTCTTGCCGTTCGTAAAAACGAGTTTTGACTTAACACCCTTGTCATCCTTAAATCGAACCCTTAAAGTTAAACCTCTTCCTTTACCCACGAAACCTCCTTCAAACTAAAAGGGCCTTATTCTCCTACTAAAAGGAGACATCCCTCTAACTCCCCAAGGCATTCTAGTAACACCCATAGCACCAGAAGGAACAGATCCAACAGGGCTAGGAGTAACTCCAGGTTCAGTCAATTCTCTTAAATGAGCAAGTGGAGCAACTGTTGTTGGTCCGAAAGCTGGTGTCGGCACCGTAGCACGAGCTAAAGCGCCCATCGGTTGTATTTCTTCTGGGTGTATATAAGGACCAGCCAAAGTACTACGTCCTCTCTGGAAAGCACGAGGACCGGTCCTAACTGCTTGCGCAGTAGCTGTTGGTAGAGTCTGAGCAGCCCACTTTGAAGGCTCCTTGATCATCTTCTCAGTAACTTCAAGGGCTGTTTTATATTTAGGAGGTTCAAGCTTTCTCATCTCCCTTTTATGCTTAGAAACTTCAACCTTTAACTCTGCTAAGGATTTTGGTCTACCACCCTCAACTTTCCACTTATAAACAGTAGGAGCGTTGGGATCTTTCTCCCTAGCACTCTTAGTAGCCTCAACATCCTTAACTCTTTTCTTCTTAGAAGCATGGTAAAGGGAAATACCTAAACTCATCGCTTCAGATTTAACCTTCGGCAAATCTTTTTGGTATGCCCTTTCGAGTCTCTTAATATCTTTCTCTTGAAGACCTTCTGTCATCTCTGCTAAGAGCTCTCTTCGCTCTGCTCCAACTCTTGCTTTTGTTTCCTCAGAAGGTTTTCCTCTTAACTCTTCAGTAGTTTTCTCCCAACGAGCCCGCTGTTCAGGGCTACCAGCATACTCACCAAAGAGAGCGTAACCCTGTTCTTTTCGCTTCATCTCTTCAGCTTCACGTCTACGCTGAGCTTCAGCTCTTGCTAACTGTCTCTCCTGAAAAGCTCTTTGACCTCTTTCCCGACCTCTTTCTGCAAGACGTTGCGCGGTACCGTAAGCTTCTCTAACAGTAGGACCTCTACCAGTCGTCCTTTCTCGAAGATGTCCTAGAGATTCTCTAACACTCCTACGCTCTCGAGGCTCATCAGTTACATCTCTAACAACTACAGCAGTGGTCGGTCTTTCCTCTGTAACCCTCGGCTGAGCAACTACCATAGGCAAAGCTCTACCAGAAGTAGGCTCGGTATGAACGGTGGGTCGAGCACTAGGAACTTCCGTTACAGCTTCAAGCTCGGCTTCGCCTCCAGGGATTTCAACAGTGCGGCCAAAGGGCTCCTCAATCTTCATAGGAGGTAATGTCCTAGAAGGAACGCCAACTTCTTCAACGACAGCCTCCTCTAAAACATCTTCATCCTCTTCGCCTTTCTTCTTTCGAGCGATCTTATCCTTAATCCACTTTATGGGATTAAAGTTATGAGCACGAACAACGGCCTCCCAACCGCCAGCAGGTGAAGGCTGTACGGACATTATCTCAACTTGATCCAAACCAGCATCAAGGGCAAAACCCTGCATCTTGGTAATAATACCCATTACCTGATCAGCAGAGTTGCCGCGAACAATAGCAGTTACACCTCTGCCACCACTCTCACGAGTCACGCCTCCACGAGTAAAGGTTTTCTTTGGAGCACCGTGAGGCTTACTGGTTTTCTTTTTCGTTACTCTCTTGTTAGCCATAATAAACTACCTTAGCGGGCTTGGTCATATAACTCTTGACGCTTCCTCGCCCACTCGACAGCTCCCTCTGAAGTAGACACCTTGTGTTGAATTAATTCCTGAGCTAACTCCCTATCAGAGAAAGTCTCATCTATATCGGAGCCAGTACCTACACCTACAACAGAATCCTTCCGTACAGCAGTTACTAAGCGCTGATAATTGACCTCTTCACTCGCCTTGGGTAAAAAAGCTTCCCAGCCTCTCGTGTGCTTGTTCTCTCTTACAGAAACATTGTAACCCTGATGCTTTGCCCAATCAAACTGATGAGCAAGAGTAGCTTTAGCGTCCTGGAGATCATCTGTATAAGCTGTAGGACCTTCTTTATAGACACCATCTTCGTACCAAGGAACAGAAAACTCTTGCCATTCAGGGTCCCACTTTATTGAAAGAAGAATGTCCTTCATTACAAACTACCTCACAGGATAAGTCACTGTTAAATCTCTTAACTTAGAGCCAACGCTACCCATTTGCTTTGAAATCCTTCCTATTGGAGTTCCGGCAGCTTCAGCTACTACAGAACCAGGAGTAGGAGCAGTCATAGGAGTAGGCGCTCCGGCCGTAGCTTGTTTCAATCTTTGCATCTGTGCTCCGGAAGGTCTAACGTCTGGTACCTGGCTAGGTCTCACGCGAACATCAAGGTCACCAGTACGCTGCGGGGTGACTGAAGGTCTCTGCTCAGTAGGTTCAGCATAAGCCTCTACTAAAGCCATTGCGTCGTCCATGTCGAGGTCTTCATAGTCCCCTCCAACTCTAGGAGTAGGTCCAACACCCATCATCTGAGATGGAACATCAGAAGAATCTCCCATGTCATAATCGAGCTGGACAGTGGTTTGGACTTCTCCAGGTTCCACTCTCTCAGTCTTTATTTGTTTTCGAACAGCTTGACGCTCTTTCCATCTAATCATACCGTTTCTAGACATATAATCCAGAAAAGCAGTTCTAGCGTGTTTGGAGTCAGGAGCATCAACTTCTGCATTCAGATTCTGTCCAGGTATCCAAGTTAAATAAGTAGGCATTGTCAATTACCTCTAAGCGACTCTCTATCCAAAAACATCGAAGCCTCGAGTACTATACACAACTTCTATGCGATCCGGTGATATTCTCAAATGCTTTGCAACTACGTTAACTATAGGATCTGCCTTGGGATACTGATAATAAATATCTAAGTACTCCTGATCCTTATAGTATTCAGCAACGAGGTTATCATTCTCGTCACGAACCGTAAGGGTGGTATCCTCGTCAAAAACTTCGTAAGTAGGCATTGTTAGTTACCTCAGTTCTCACTAATAAAAGGCTTCGGGTAATCTTTTTCGGTCCATCTTTCCAATTCAGAAGTCTTGTAACTCTCTCTAAAAGGTAAGTCCTCAAACTGTTTAGCGACATCGTACTCCGACAAAGTAGAAGCTTCTCCCCAAGGAATTTTTTTAGCACCGGTCTCACTCATAAAGAACTCAAATTCCTCTTCAGAGAAAGACACGCTACGACGCCCAACTTTAAGACTCGACTCGAGTTTTCTAACTATAGCCTCCAATAGATCTCTTTCGTCAGAAGGGGGATACTCAGAAACCTTGTTTCTAAACCTCTCTAGGATTTTAATCATCTGCCCCTTATCAACGAATCCTATAGTACTATCCCCTATAGCCATGTTAATTCAACCTGCGTTTAAAATCCTCTTCGCTAGTAGGAACACCTCTAGGAAACTCTGGCAGCGGAGCTTCAAGACTAGAAGACGTTCTATCAGAAATAGCCTCCAACCGTCTTTGCATCTTATCCATAGGAGGGGCAACTGCTCCAATTGTCTCTGGAGCGATCGTTCGGTAGGATGAAGGCTCTGCCCAATCTTTGTTGTGTAACATACCTAAAGCAGTCATAACGGAATAAATATCAAGACCAATTAGAATCTCAAGTTCCCGGGCTGACCTATCCATTCTAGAGAGTTCTTCAAGTATAATCTCCAATCGAGGAAACTTCCTAAAGATCTCAGGGTCAGCCTCCATTTCAAGAGCTACTACTCCTCGAGGAGTAATGCTCCACTTGGTTTGAGGTCCGACCTTCATGAGCTATCTACCCTCTTCCAACCAACGCATATAACCTTCGGGATCTTCCGTTAGAGGTATAACGTCAACAGCGTAACCGTCTACAATATTATATCGAGCTACCATCTCTGGAAAAGGAGATCCGTCTATCTCAACAATAAACACGTCACCATCCCTCGCTCTTCTAGCAGCTCTATCGATAAACAAACCAGCTTCCCCAGGACTGTTAAACCTCGCAACCTCTTTGAAAGGAGCTAACTCACTTTCCGTTTGTCTACTAACAATATAAGTAGCCCCAGAAGGTAATCTGCTCATTCGACTTTCACTCTCCACTCTGTAGAAGTCTAGGATTAGGATCCACTCTAAAAGCTATCTCAAAAGGTTCCGCAGCTTGCATAGCTCTTAACCCGTGTCTTCTGCTTGATAAGAGCTCAGAAAAACTTCCAGCGTGAAAGCCCCCAGGTGTGCCGGTGTGACGATACAAACCACCCAAGTCTTCTAAGGAATACTGCATAGCCTCTCTCTCTTTAGAAGTAAACTGAGGTTGAGGAGAGCTTTCTAACTTCTTAGCAGCGGAACGCAAATGCTTCGCCAGATAGTAAGAATCGTCTGGAAAGCCTTCTACGTTTTCCTCAAGAAGTTCGGCTTCCTCAACGAGTATAGCCGCTAAGTGTTTTCGCTTCGCATTCATAGTTACAACCCTAATAATCTATTAGACATGATTAATCACCACTTAATCTTCTTCGTCGGAATCATCTTCACCAAACTTTATTACTATTTCCTCATCGTCGTCAGTAAGAGCTCGACCCTCAAACGAGCTAACTCCAGCAGTATAAGCGTCAAACCGTTTTTTAGCTCTAGTCGTCTCTCCGGAAGTAAGTTCCCAGGGTTTTAATCCTGGTCCGGGAACTTCCACAGGAGCAGCAACTGCGCGCGTTCTAGCTTCAAAGCTATTATCGAATAATGGGAGAGTTCTGAAAGCATATTCGTCAGCTAGCTTACGGAGTATCTTCGCTAAACCTTTCTTTCCCCTATTGACGATTACAACGTAATTGGCATCGACTCTTGGCTCCCTAATTTGTCTACGAGGAGCATACCAACGAGAGTAAGCATTGGACCACATCATAGCATAGACAATACCTTTAGAAGGAACATCTCTATAACCTAAAGAAGTTAACTCGCCAATAGCCTCATCGATCTTGGTAAGAATATCCTCTTCGGTATCATCCTTCTGTATTACAGCTACGCCTCTGTAATCCATAATTACAACCCCAAATCAGCGAGACGCGGATAGACTCTTGCTCTACCTCTATGCATCTCACCCTGCATCCTCCTGGCACGTCGAAGACCATTACCAGCAGTCGCCTCAGCAAGCTGTCGTTGACTTTGTACACGCCTACGTCGTATAACTTCAGAAGGAGGCTCCTGCATCTCCTGAAGCTTGTAGAATCGCGGAACTCTCCGCCTCGCTTCCGTTACCGGAAAACCGTACAGTATTGCCATAGCTATCTACCTCGATAACCACCTGCGAACATAGCTCGCTGTTGACGCTCCGCGTCTTTCTTGTTCTTGTATCAGGTACCAGAATCTCCGAACTTCCATCCCATAATGACTTTCGGTTTTCTAGCACCTTTAGGCTTCTTTTCCTTCCTCAGAACACAACGTTTCAGGGGCATATCTTAATCCTCTTACTCTTCTTGGCTTTCGATTGGAGCTTGGGACTAAGTAGACCACCTTTCGGAACTGTCTTTATGTACTGAGTAATCGTAGGGATTTTTGTTGTTAGTGAACCTTGCATTCTGAGCCTCCAAAAAGAGGAGGGCTGTTTAGACCCTCCCCTCTGAAGATTACATACCAAGATTCGAGAACTTGCCCTTAGGCTTCTTCATGGGTCTGATCTTCGAAACGTTCTTACCCATTCCCAAGCCAGCGCCTTTGCGAAGACCAGGATTAAGAAGGCCGCCTTTCGGTACTTTCTTTGCATAGTCGTCAAGGTTTGGCATTCTCTTGCCAAGCTTAACCTTCGCAGACCGTGCTCTGATTTTCTTGAAAGCTTTCTGACCACCGCCTCTAACCTTTTTCATCTGAAATTACCTCCTTTAGAATCTTTTTTCCCAACCCAAAGGGGTTACTGAATCGTGAGTAGTTTCTTCCCTAATTATATTATATATTTTTTATATGGAAAATTCCATAGTCATATTATTAAGGATCTATGTACTCTTCTCCATCACGCGAAGTCTCGTGTAGTAATCAGAGTGTTCCTTTAAGTGATCAAGAGATACTCTAGCAAACACCTCCGGATCTTCACCTAAAACATCGGAATGCTCTTGTTCAACATTCATTCCCATAGTAAACTCTTTCAAGCTTACTTTACGGAAGTCCACCCCAAGTTTCTTACCTATCTTCCGCGCTTCTTCTTTTGTATATCTCTTCGCCATCCTTTACTCCTCGGCTTCGCTCCAGGGCTCATAGCATCCCAAACTCCCCAGAGAAAATCGCCACTAATTTGTTTCATTCCCTGAGTGAATCCCTTTGGCAGCAGCTTTCTTTGCCTTTGCATCATCGGCCTCCTTCAAGAAATCCAATACAAACCTTCGAACTCAGAAACATCCCAACCAAAAAGGTTGTGCAAAAACCAGTTCCAGTAAATCTCTACATAAAAGTAGCTTAGCACAAGAAGTACGCAAAGCAAAAAGATTAGCAAGGCGACTTGTTTATCACCCAACTTTCTCTTTGCCATAAAGACTATACTCCTTAAGCATACTAGGAATGTCTAACGCCGCTCTAACGAAAGCAAGAAAGAGTGCACTAAGAACTAACCCCCAAGCGAGTGTTATTGACCAAAATTCGTTATGCTTGTAAAGAACTTTTCTTAAAACCCTTACCAACATAATTACTCCTATACCTAATCCATTTGGGAGTTAACTGCTTATCCTTAATCTCCAAAGCTACTAACCCAAGTAAAGCGAAGTAAAAAGGCATCCACAGATTAAACCACCACCAATCGGCGCTCCCAGTAGCAGACATGATAAAGATAGCAAGTAATGCATATCTGTATCTCTTACTGTGGTAAATAGCAACAAGTGTAACAAACAACCAGGAAAGAGCAGCCACCACTCCCATATTGTCAAGTAATACCAGAGGAACATTATGTAAATTTATACCATATCTGTTAGACTGCCCATGAAGACCTCCATCTTCATCTTTTTCCAAATCCAATCCGTGTCCCACGAAACTAAAGTTCCGTAAAGCCTCTCCATTAGCATCAAGCCTCGTATTCAAGGACTGTGCTCCCCTCAAGCTACCCTTTTCCCAAGCATCCTGAACCTGATTCACTTGCCAAACTCTCTCTTGTATACTAGTTGAGGAAGCAACAACCACGACTAGGAGTAAAACAAAACATCCGAGGGTTGTTAAGAACTTCTTGCTTAAATTTACTTCTTTCTTCACTAAAGCAATAAAGCCACAACCCACTAAGGCCATTAAGGCCCAGTACGAACCCGTAAAGAGTATTGTTATCATAGCAGGAAACGCTAACCACTTCCACCTACCTCCCAATAGAAAAATACAAACTACAAGTATAGAAGCTACCTGATCGGTGTTCTCAGAAAAACCGGTTGCCCTCGCTATAAAAGCCTCATGCTCAAGTAGTCTGTTAACACCATCCCACATTACACTTGCACTGAGAATCATAATTATAGGAACAGCAAACCAGGTTAAGTTATATCCCTTGCGCATCGAAGCTAGATAAAGTAAGAACATAAAAGTAAGTGTGACGAAGTAAAATATACCAATACTCAAATCATCGTCTAGAAAAATCCACATAAAAGATGAAGCCACGATTAAGAGTAACGGTATATAAACTACCTTTGGACCAAAGGACAGCTCCTTCCTCTTAAACCATAGTGTTCCGAATACTCCTGCAAAGAAGAGCATAAAAGCCAATACAGTGGACGAACCCGTTCCCCAAGGCATTCCTCTAAAAGACAGAAAGACGAAACCAATTATCATATACAATAAAAGAAAGTCAACCTTCCTGCCAAATAACATCTTACCCTGATTCTTTTCCACTTGTAAGACTCCTCCTCGCTCTTCTACTCAGTTTCCAACCTATGTAACCCAAGCAACCACCGATCACTGATATCGCAAAGAGCCACAACCACGTCTTATTAGAATAAGTAGTCCACAACCACTCATCCCACTCGAAATCACCTCTCAACAGACGTCGACTCTCTGTCCCAGCAAGAGTTAAGACTATTACTGTAAGTACTGGCATCAGTAAGATCAAAAAACATCGGATCCTCTCGCTCCATGTACGCAACATAAACCCTCCTATCAGAATTTAACGCGGCAACAAGGTGACACCACTCCTCAAAGTTTTCATTCATCTTTGGTTGATCAGCCTCTTCGAAAACCGCAGGAACTACTACACCTTCTTTTTCCAAGTTCTCAATATAAGTAGCATAACGATCATCCCAATAAACCTTAGCATAACGCATTAAAGCTATGTCGTTATCTTCTTTTAAGTTATGGTACTCTGTTATCAATCCCGGATGAGCCCAAGCACTTGTAATAATAATACTACCATCCTGTACTTCATCAAGGATATGGTAAAACTGTCTAGCAGTAGTTGGGTCTTCGTCAACATTTCTGTCGAGATCGTAAGTGATAACGTTATTAGCCATTAACACTATCGGTATCAACAAGAATATCGGGGTCGCCCACTTATAGGGAACTCGACTAAATCCCCAACCCGCGAGGACTGCAGCAAATGCTGAAACGAACGTGAGATAAGTCACCCATTGAGGAAGTAGCGAGAACATATAAAGACCCAACACTGCTAGACAGATTGAAGAAACTAAATACACCTCCTTACTCCTCTTCAAGTACAGATACAGAGGTATAGTAAAACCGAAACTGAGCCCGCCAACAAGAGCAAACTCATACCATCTATCAAGCGTGCTGCTAAAAGGAACAACAGGTAAAGCTCCTACTATTTGTAGTATATCAAAGACAGTCATTCCCGATTCTGCTAAGCCGTTGTCTGCACTGCTATCAGAAAAGACCATCTGAAGATAAGCTAAGAACCCTAATGAACCAAAAGCTGACAATTTGAGAACGTACTTCCAATCCTTATTCTTATGGAAGAAGACGTAAACCATACAGGGTATAATAGCAAACGTGACAATTGGATGAAGACCTAAACCCAAAGCAAACACAAATGTGGCCCAGTAAAAGCGATGCTTCAAAACGAAATAGGTACCGCCTATCATTACTAGTAACGTAGGGGTATATACTTCCGGGATCGTACTTTGAGTCCAAGCTATGAAGGAACCTGCATAAACAAGAGCTCCAACATAAGGAGCCCACTTATTTGGTGTAAAGTGTCTAACAGAAAGGAATATAAATATACATACACCCAAGGAACACAAAGCACTGAGGACAGCGCCCCACCAATAAGGATTGCCTGGCATGTGAACGAAAGGCCACGCTATTATCATCCACATCGGGTAACCAGCGAGAATAGCCGGTTCCATATACTCAGCAGAACCTACGTAACTAAACATGTCTGAACCTAAGTTCATCCATGTCATGTCAGTTGTTAAGCCAAAAAGGTAATAAACAAAAATAACACTAAAGAATAAAATCTCTCTCCAGTATCTCACACATCACCACCCTAACACATTACTTGAGACATAAGCCAGAATGCAAGAAGAACTCCACCAACAATTACTAATTTCTTTCCCACTAATCTCCTCCTATACTATACTTGAATACAACTGAAACTAAATCTGCAAACCCTTTAACTGTTCGACAAAAGGTGTTTCGGTATCGCTTCCTTCCTCGGGCATTAAACTAACCTTAAGAAGTTTCCTCTGTTCTGTAAGATCTACAACAAAGGTTTTCCTTCTACTGAATCTTCTTTCATGCGCATCAATTACAGACGTAAAAGGTTTTATACCCAATCTACACTCAATAAGGACATCACAAGAACGCCGAATCCTCTTATCTATGTGATAAAACTCGTTCGCACCTATTAGCACGATATTATCACGAGTCCGGGAAGTAACTGTAAAATAAGTAAACAACTTATTGAGCTTACCCATCACGTTCCTGGAGTCAAAGAATGCGTACGCTCTATTCAAGCAGACACACGAATTACATATTCCATCCCCTTCAAGTACCTCCACTAACACATCCGCATCGAAAATCTCGGAGCCTTCAAAAGCAAACTCATCTTGTGCCCCAGCGTAGTAAAGTGTTCTACCACCGTCCATCTCTTCTTTAGCCAAGTAGGCTAGGTACTCCCTTGCACCCGAGTAATCATGACCCACAACAGCTGCAATCATTAAAATCCTCCTATACTATAAACTCTACAAGTCCTTTGCAGTAATCTCTTTCTTATTTCTTTTTAAACGAATAAAGAGACCTACAAGACCAACTGCTACAGTGACTGCCCCGGCAATAACACTTAGCCTTCGCTTGTTAACCATATATCACCCCCCTCCTTCTGAGTCAATTAATAGCTCTGACTTATTCGCTATTCAAGACAGTAACCAAAGCCTCTCTCTTGGAACGCCAGTCACGCCCAAACTGTCCGTTTATACCACACTTCAGTAATATTATTTGGTAATTCCACCAAACAGTTGTTGTAGACATTCCCAAAATACCAGCCACCCTCTGATGCGAGTGTCCCAAAGCAAACAGGTCAGCCATTAAGCGCTCTTTCTTTGTTAAGTGAAAAGAGTTCTTAATACTGGTATCAAGAGTACCGTCCTCCTGCAAGCGATCTACAATTCCGTCTCTCATAAGTAACCAAACCAAAGCGGCTCGGGGATTATGATCACTCTCTTTATCAGGCGCCAGTCTTGTTTTATTGTAAATCGCATTTATATGTCTCTCAGCTGAGTTCAGCTCCAAAAAGAGTTTTTCCGATATAGCAGAATTTCTATAACCTCTAGCAATCCAGTAACAAACCTGCAACTCCCTTCGAGTTAAGAGACTCCAATCCACCTTTGTAGTCTCGTGCGTATACATACAACCTCCTTTAAATTTAAAACAACCCCTTTATAGTTTCGTTCTCTTCATTGGCAAAGGACTCAAAGCGGGGTTGTGAGTCATCACACCAGCTTGCTTCATGCTTCCCTTGGCAGCAGTAAGAAAAGATCTCAAAGTGCCTAAGTCAGTTAATCTATTGAGACCCAAATCCCTCATCCAATTCGGACCATACTGCTTCTTCAACTGCTTGATAACAGCCTCCCTCTGGGCTATCGTTTCCTCTCTGGAAGTAACCTCTTCCTCAATCTCAAGTCTGGCGGCTTCCTCATACAGTTGGTCCTCTGATCTCTTTTTCCCGTCTAACACTCCCATTAGACTCTACCTCCTGTAAGCTCTTGGACAAGTCCTGCTCTCTCAAGCTTACGCATCTCACTCAACAACACACCTCGAGTATAACCGGAAGTAGCTAAAAGCTCGCTTTCCGTTGCTGTGTGTCCATGAGCCGAATAGAGATAATCGAGTAGAGGATCTCTATCGCCCATAACGATACTACCTGCTTTCTTTTTCCCCAACTTCATAATTTTCCACATTCTCTCTACAGACATCTACTCTTCCTCCTATGTCTACATAACGTCTTCGAGACTAACCGACTTTTGCTTGGATGTTAGAGCTATTCTCTCCTCTGTATCATAAAGATTCCAATACATAGCTGCGGGAACAATTATCTTGCGAACACGTTGCCAGCTTCTGGAAGCTCTTCTGTTAAAGAACGTTACCTGTGAGAAGCCAGTCTTGCCCTCGCCAAAGCAACGACCACAAGTATTAGGAGGCATTCTCTTTTCCCAAGCATCATAGGTTACGTCGCCCTTAAACTCACCAGTTCCACCACAACGTTTACAAGGCTCTTCAAGAGTAAACTTACAAGTGCCTCTGATGTCTACAGCCCTGCGTAGTCGTTTATCAACGTGATCAATATGATGAGTACAAACATAAAGATCCACATTTCTTTTCCTAGTTTGTACAACAAAGTAAGTCAAAAGCTTGTTTATTTTACCAACGGAATTTCGACTATCAAGTAGCTGGTACATCTCATCTAGCCATATATCACAGTTGGTAAGCTCGTCGTCTTCAATATGCTTTAAGAAGTAAGCTAAGTCGAAATGAGTATACTCAAAATTGAGTGTAGTGTTAGCGATTATCCTACGATCGTGATGAAAATAGTCATTATGTAAGAGAGCGCATGCGGAGATAGACTTACCTGCACCCTGTATCCCCTCCAGTGTAATTATCATTAGTCCTCTCCTACATCCATACCCCTTCTGACAGCAAGAGCAACTTCTGCATATTCATCACGTCCCTTTCTGTCTTTACTAACCTCAAGAGTGTACAGCTCCCTTAACATGCTCTCAATTATTGGAGACTTATACCGCTTTTGAATAACACCTGCCACAGTCAATGGAAACATTAATTCAGGAGTAATCTCCGTTAACTGCTTCAGCCTAGCCATCTTACGAGTCTCAAAGTAACTGTCAATTAAAGCAGTTTCTTCACCACCCCCTCCCATTGAGACTATGCCACCGATAGCTCCACTAGACCTACTAGACATTTACAACCTCCCTTTTTAAGATCTTAATAATATCTGGCCCTGATTCAACTCCTTTACACGAATAGAGAAAGGCGGCTCAAGAACTCCCGACCTCTTAGCCTCTCGCGCCATCATTTCCAACTTAGACTTACTAGTACCGAGCACAACAAAAGAACCCGTCTGAGCTAAGTCTGGCCCATGAGCGTTAAAACCCCTATCTCTCAAAAAGTCATGAAAAGACACAGCAGCCATAGGTGAACCTGTTGTAATAAAATAAGAAGCCATTAAAACCTCCTACGAGCGCGCCTCTCAGACTTCTGATCCAACCAAGACTGTCGTCTAGCATTTGACTTGTCTCTATAGCTTTGCTTAGCAGGTCGACCACTCGTATACTCTTTAATAGCAACGATCAACATCCAGAAAGCTAATAGCAAACAAGTATATTGCAAGTATACAAAACTTGAATGTGTACTCGTATGCTCGGCAAAGAAAAAGAAGCCAAATAAACCAGCGGTCGTAGCTGCTAAATAAAGAACCAAATTCAAAACGTCACCTCCTTACTACGTCGACTTGCTTTGAACGTAAAGAATCATATCCAAAACGTCGAGCTCACCATCACCATTCCGGTCGCCAATCTTTTTCCAGTCAACCTCATTAGAAGGAACAGTTACAGGAATTTCAACAACCTCGGACCCCGACTCCTTATCCGTAAAAATTAAAAATCCTCCTAAAGTGACGAGACCAACAACAAAAGCAATACCTATAAACCGCTTATTGTTAAATAGACTTTTCAACATAAAACCTCCCCCTCCATACACTTTTTTTTTTAAAAGAACATTCCACCAGGACCACCAAAAGGACTTATCAAACTATTACTTCTACCTGGAGGCCCCCCCGGCTCTGGTTCTGATATTTCGTAGGTAATCTTTAATACAGGTCTGTAAGATCCTCCTTGCTCTACCATATAAGCGTAGAAATACTCAGCACCATCTGCAACCAAATTCGGATCTGTAACAGACGCATCACCCACCATCCGTATTCCAAGGTCTGTCCAACCACCCACATCTACCTCGGCTAAGCCACTAGCATTAAGAACCCAATGGTTATACCCTGCAGTGTTAATACTACTACTAGTTATTGAATTATCTGATAATGCTGTACTCCCCCAATTAGCCACGTTATAGTCTGAGGCTTGTACTGCTGTATGTGTCCCAGGACTGCAAGAGTATACATTCCAACTAGCAGTATACCCAGCGTGCTCATCAACTACTGAGTGTCCGTATAAAGAAAATGTGCCAGATATAACAATTGCATTACTAGGTAAATCCGAAGTATCAAACATGAAGACAGTTCTAGAATTCTGCTGATACTCAGCTGTACCACCTGCATCCTTATTGAATCCTGCGTAATCATTTGCATTTGTAGCATTAGAGTGAGTACCTGCACTTTCTACTACAGTAGTCCAAGACTGGCCCGCCGCGGGAATATATCTAGTAACTCTACCATCTGCACTAGGATAGTAAGTAGCCTTAACTTCCTCCGTGTATGTAACCTCTAATTTAGGTCTTGTAGCTCCTCCCTGATCTGTGGTGTAAAAGACGCAAGCCGTAGATTCATTATCGGCACCTGAAGAAGGTGTATTCCCTGCAGCATCGTAATAGGCTTCCCTTATACCAAACTCCGAAACACTTGTTGTACTAATTTTTGCTAAGCCTGTGCTATTTAAAGTAAAGTTATTAAATCCCGACGTGTTATAGGAACCGTAACTAATCGAAGTAGCTAACTCAGTCGTCCCATAAGTTACATGATCAGCAGTCACCAACGCAGTGTTACTAGCCGGATTTGAAGTGTAGACATTTAAAGCAAAATTCGCACTTAAACTAAGAGCATCCTGCTTACTAGTGCCATAAATCGACAGAGTAGCTGCACTAATATTCGCATCATCCGGTAAAGAGCTAGTATCAAATAGCTCTATCTCTCTATATATACCCTTCCAATCACTACCCGTTCTAGAATTAAACTGAATTTGAGCGCTAGTCCAATCATCATAAACATGAGTACCGGCTCCAGCCCTAATAGTAGCCCAATTCTCAGTTACATCCCATCTTAATGTACTGCCATCTACACTAGCACTCTCTGGATGAGCATCGGGATAAAATGTAGCGCTATCACTTATTCTAACAGTGCCAAACTCCTCTAGAAGACTTTCAAGGTCCTCTATAGGAATAAATTCTCTATCCAACCCTCTGGCAAAAGTACCAAGAATCAGATTAAAATCCCCTTCCTGATTATAAACAAAGGTTACATCTTCCCCTGGAGACTCTGTAAACTCCCAATACCCTTGTATCTTACCTTCAATAAGACGAAGGTATCTACTACAGTATTTGTAATCCCATACCAGTACATTACTGGAATAATAAGAATTTATAGAATCAACATCCAATAGTTTAGGCGCAACACTTTTAGGAAAAACTTCACGCCCACCTAAAAACATTTGAGGGCTATACTGTAGTGTATCACCATTATTCAAACCATTACCCTGATCATTCTCGACTACGATAGTAGTTAAATTGTCGTCAACTATACATATGAAAGTATTCTGCTTAGAACTAAAATAACTACCATAATCAAGCCACTCAGGTTCTATAAGACTATTACGAGCATCCACATGAGGTAACTGGTCTATAACCATTACCTTCTCACCTGTTTTTGTGTTTCTATACACCTTAGAACAGGCCAGGCTCATATCTACGCCTATAATATCATCATCAATACCCTCTCCATAATCTCGTTCGAGAACTAAGTCAGAGGTATTCGCCGTGACACTACCTATAGGCAAACCGCCTAATATTAAAGCAAGTGTAAGTAGTAAGTAAAGTATTCTAAATTTCATTCCCATCACCTTATCTCTCAGAAGGCCAACTTATCTCGGCCATTATCATATGAGCGTCACCAGTCATACTAGTACTACTACTCCTAGCAAACTGCCATACAACTATATCTCCAGCATCCCACCCAGGATCGAAGGCACTGAACGTGGAAGTATTTACATCATTAGTAGTACTATCTATTGTAGTGGTAACTGAAACAGTTCCACCCAAAGCGACGTCATACTGTTCACTATCAGCAACTCCCACTGTACTAGCCCACCAAACCACATCACCTGTAGTAGGAGTACCTGTCCATGATATAGTAGGTGTTATATTACCACCCGTATAAGTAAGAGGAATTTCAAAATCCCAATAACACTTGGACAACGTACCCGAAGCAAAGCTTAGAGTATAGTAACTATGATTAGTTCCATCAGTCATGGCCTGTGTAGGACCGCCACTTGTAGGAATGATTGCACCTCCAGGGGTAAGTACGATACTGTAACTGGTATCTGCTAGCGAAACACTCCCAGGTCCTGTTATATCGAAATCGTCTACATCAAACTTACCAGTCAAAGCTACAGTACCACTTTCACTAGGAAAAGCAATCACATTGCCATTAACAGTAATAGTAGTAGTACCAGAAAGACTGAAAGTATCCGTAACTACTGCACCAAAAATACCATCTGTAATATACGCTGTAGTAAACGCGGCGGAACCGGGGTTATTCGCCCCTATTATAACCCCATCTAAACTACCAGAATTTATATCCACATTAGTGAGATTCTGGTTATTAAAGTCTTGAGCAGCATTCCAAGTAAGTCCCCCTGATACTGTGAGAGCAGACACATCACCACCATTTATGTCAAAATTACTGCCTTCTATTTCCTGAGCACCGCCTGTTAACTTACCATCTAAAGTAAAGGCTGCTATAGTAGAAGCATTTGCAATACCAAAACTATTCATATCTAGTGTAGTAGAAACAGTATTACCTTGCTCCATTACTTCTCCAAGTGTAGGTGTTCCACTAGCACCAGCACCTGTATAACTAATAGTCAAAGTATCACCTGTTATACTAGTCGCAACATTAGTACCTCCACTAATGGTAAGGGTGTCTGGATTGTCATCTGCAGTAGCGCTACCACTATCTGCAATTACTTTATTAAAGGCCTCATACTGAGAATGGTCATTATCCTGTAATCCCGATAAGGCACCGTGGTCTTGCGCCCCAACGCCAGGGGTTAACTTAGCAGTCCTCCAGTCTACATAATCAGCACCTTCATCTGTAGTACGAATTCGGGCCTTAACAGCGTTACCGTAAGAATCCCTAGTTTGGAAAATAACTGAGGCTATAGGGTGCATCTCAGGAGATATAATTTCATCTATTATTATGTTATTTATCTCAACCTCAGCACCTTGCCTCGCAGATATTACATTCCCATAAGTAGACTGGCCTACTAAGACTATAGGTTTCAACTCCACGTTATTAGTAGCAAACACGTGACACAAAACGAAGTCACCATTAGCCACTTCTGTAAGAGTACCTCCATTGTCCCATGCTAGGCGTCCAGTTCCTGTGGTAAGAACTGAATACCCAGCATTAGTAGCCCATCGCATACCATCCAAGCCTGTATTCCTATAATAGATTTCAAGCCCAGATGCAGAACCTACTGCAGTTAAATTATGTCTAAGATCCTCATCATAGATCTCTCCAGCCTCAACTCCAAATTGAGCATGAGAGTTTACATCACCACTCTGGTCTGCCTGAATATCACTAAGAGCTAAACCATATGCATAAGTTGTACCAGTAGACTCATGAATCCACAAGTGCGTCCAAGGAGACATAACTATGCCGTGACGTTCCTCCATCAATCTATTTGTATTATTATCATCATCCCAATAAACGTAGGCAACTAAAGCTGTGCTCAGAATAGCATTCTCAAGCTGGTCATGATTAGGATTGTATACTGCTGTAAGAGTACCTCCATCATAGTAAATAACGTGAAGACCTTCATCATCAGTAATAGCAACAGAGTCCGTACCACTTACAACATATCTAAATCCATCTATATAATAACTAAATGTTCCACTAACAGGAGTTATAGAAAAAGTACGAGAGGCATCATCAAAGCTGAAGGTAGAATCTGTTGTGTTAGGAAACCCTGATGGTGACAATGTTTCCTGACTATTCTGGGCTAAAAGGTCTAAAGCCGCTTCCACATTAGTACCAGGATTATAGTAACTATATGTATCAACAATCGAGACATCTTCTGCAGCCACAGATGGGACTGCCGGGCCCCAATCTGTACCATCAAAGGTAAGTACTTCATTCACACCTGCACTGGCGTTATTAGTACCTGTATCCGTATCTGTAAGATTCCACAACGATGCACCGATAAAGGCTGGGGCCGAAATACTGTTCGTAGAAGTAAGACCACCAGTAAGCCCTATATCACCAATAACGGTCATATTACCGTCAAAGGCTGAAATGCCTGTAACTTGTACGCCACCATCTAGCCAAGCTACAGCATTAACCTCTAACTCATCAGACACCAGAAAATCGTCAGCATCAGACAACCCGTGACTCGTAGTACCAGTACCCACTCTTACATAAGTAGCATTCCCTAATAACGAATCCACAGCATTCAAATCTTGCCCACTCATTTCAACACTGGAAGTAATGTCAAAAGAGATATCAAGAGTCTTACCGCTTATAGCAGTAGCAATGTTAGTACCACCTAAAACATTCAGTACATCTTCTACAGCAGTAGCCTCTACGGATCCGCTATCCGATATATACTTAAACCAAGTAAGCTGAAGACCTCCCGACCCAGAATTAACAAAGGTTAAACCCGTGGAAGTGGCGTTAACAGCTACTACATAATCACTAGAGCCAGTATAAGAACCTGGAGTATCAGTCAAATCCAGAAACGACTCGAGAGTTGACCCTCCACCTCCAGACTCCTCACCATAAAAGATGAGAGCACCGAGAACGATGACTATAACGATAAATATAGCAGCTATTACTGTAAAAGAACTATTCATAGCAAGTACTCCTACTACATACCCTTAACTAAATCTTCCAAATGGCCAATCTCTGCCCCCATACCATTCAACTTTGTAATAAGGTAAAACATGAAAACCAGGATCGCTACTACAATCCCTAAAGTTACAGCCGGCAACCATTTCTTTACCCTGTTATCTTCAATAGAAGCACCCTCACGAGTACCTCTAACAATCTGTGCTAACCATCTAGGTTCCAAAATAGCGCTCATCTCAACAGCGGAATCCTTGCTACCCACTAAGTTAACCCAATCAGTGGGCTCATTCAAATCCAACGGCTGAAAATCCTCCCTCTGATACATACTACAAGGAATCACCTGCTGAAAAAGCTTCGGCCACCCTAAAGGGAAACCCATAAACCTTATTCTACTAGGTGACACCCCATATTTCTCATCCTCAACTTGAACGTAAGGCCCCTCAACCTTGTAAAGCTTAAAAGTTATTGACTTATCCTTCTCGAGAAAGAAACAACCCATCTTACCGATTGTCCTCGCCTTTGTAAGAGCGTACACAGCAACCGGTGCTAGCATAAAGCATGCTAACATGAACAACATTCCACTTGCGGCAACCATACAACCTCCTCCTAAATTAAAAACAACCTACTTAAACAATGAATAAGTTATATCTCATAATAAACATCACCTCTCTCTTTTATAAAATACAATCCAATTAAGAACAATCCACAACGAAACTAAAAAAGCTATGAAAAGAACATCCTCCCAATCAAACAACGAACCGTTGTTAACTCCAAACCCTCAATCACCAAAAGTACGAAGCCAATCATCTTGCGGAAGTTTGTGATGTATGAATTCAATGGGTTCTTCCTCCATCGTTAACTCACATTCCTACTAAATATTCCAGCAAGAGTCATTATAGCTCCGTATACAAACAATCCTACAAACGGAGCAATAACAAACCACCGATAAAGCTCCCAATCTGTACCTTGAATAAATGCAAACTTTAGAGTTAACATATCAAACATACCCTGGAAGAAGCCAGGCACAGATCCTATAACCTCCCAGAACCCCCAATCCTGTTCCTCCGAAATGGTTTGCCAGAAAGCTATTTGGTTTAACACACCTCCCTCTCCCTCTCCGAGGTAAGCACCCTCCATTACAGCACCCAGCATACTACCGCCAAGCCACACAAAAATCAAGAACGCAACATATTTTGCTGGAAGCATCTATCTCACCTCCTAAGTACTCCTACTAACCCATAAGTAAAGACTACCCGCGAGTAGGTAGACTAAGAATATCCAAAGAGGAAGTACTCCAGTACCAGCAGCAGCGAATAACAAGATAGCACAAGCCGCCCCTCCTAAAAGAGAACTACCGGTCGCAATCACAACACCTACGCCAAATCCGATAGCCGTTGCAACCATTACAAAAGCATACAACTGATTACTTCCCCAACCCATATCCTCCGAAGCCTCAGAAACTAACTCATAAACAGGTAAATTCTCCCCTTGTCCCTCTTGATACATTTTATCAGACTGACTAACTGGCCCAAACATATCTTCAAACTCGTACTCACCAATACCAGAAGACTTGTAGGAGGTACTTTGTGTAATTGCTCCCTCAACTACCGACAAATTCGAATTCATAGCTCCTAAGAGACAAAAAAGATCATTCCCGTTAACAGACTGATCTTCTATCTTAATACTCCCAAAAGTAATATCCTCAGCATAGAAATCCCAATTAGCTACCTTAGTATTATAAGCAACCAATGTAAAAAACTTATAATCAGCACCATAACCAGTCCCCGAAGGATTTGTAGCATAAGACCTAACATAGTAAATAGTACCAGTAGACAAACCACTTAAGGATCCTGTAAAGGAACCAGTACCCCAACTACCTGCTTCTGCAGTCTTACTACCAGCTACTGTAGGAAATCCAGTAGTATTCCAACAAAAGCCACGAACCGTGGGAGCTGATGCACCCAAATCCGTTATGGTACCTCCGGCAACTGCACTCGTTGACGTTACACCCGTTATACTATCCGTTGTTAGTATTGGGGGTACATAACTTTGAGTTAAATATATAGTGCCAGGTGAATATTTACCCCATAAGTTAGAATAATATGAGCCATCTCCATAAACTATCATTGATGGCATACCACCAGCACCTATATCCCCCCCAGAAGCCCATGCAGTTCCTACTTTTGTACCAATACCCACACTTCCATCAGTAGGAATACGCAATAACTGTAAATAAGAACCTAAAGCAGAATCAGAAATAATTGACAAAAAATAAGGTTTAGCTACTTCACCAAATCTATAAAGTCTATCTGCTTTGCCATCAGTAATAAATTTATAAGAATCAACTGATGTAATAGTTCCGCTAGCTACAAGATTAAACGTTTCTATTTGTGCATTACCTGTATCTATTTCATGTGTATAAGCTCCTATTTTTGGATAATCAGTTAAGTTAGATACCACAGCAGGTTTTGATACTGAACCAATAGATATAGTAGCATCAGAGAGTATAGTTTTATTTTGTTCAATACTTATAACTCCTGATGTATTTATATATACAGAAGTGAGCCCTGTATGAGCAGTTCCTGTTGAATTATTCCATGCTGTAACCCATTGATTATGTCCAAAATATTCAGTGTAAGCTCCATAAGTATTAGTTTTACCTGTACTAGCTACAGAGGTAACAGTTTGTACATCTCCAGCAGAGGTTATTTTTAAAGTTGAATATCTTAAATCTTGAGACGCTGAAATGTCAACCCATGATACTCCGTACCAATCGCTAGAATTTTCTATGAAAAATAAATTATTATCTTCCGATTCATGCCACGCAGTTGTGAATCTATCCGAATCTAAAAAATTATCGTTTGCTTGTGATATTGCACCACCATCAGAGATATTTAAAGTAAAAACTTTTCCGTAAGTAGCATCATGATCATTAAAAGCAAATGCCCATATATCACTTGAACCGTTAACAAAAACTCCGGCAGTTAAATCGCAACCATTTACGTTGTACGACCATGAATCAATAGCTGTAAAGGTTCCTGTATTAGAAACGCTGAAGGTCTTAACATACAGAGGATCATTACAATCACATGACGCCGCTCCGTATACATCCCCATCAATATGAAACACTTGTGGATTTTTATCATCAGTAGCTATACTACCTAAAGTAATACCCTGATCTGCAGCAAGCACAACTGAAGGTATTAACAAAGGTATAGCTAGAGATAACAGAAAGAATAGTACTAAAAATATTCTTACACTATTAAGCATAACAAAACTCCCTAGGGCGTCGATATACTCACATCATTAAACTTACCAGCAACCATTAAAGCATATACTGGATCTTCGTTTACAAAACATAAAGCACCAGTAGGAGTTCCAACACTCTGGCCAGCAGCCGCTTGTATAAAGATGTTAGAACCATCAAACCAACCAAGTACAGTCTCTTCAGTTCCGGTAGCAGCTGCAACAGCGACAGTTGACTTTGATCCTGGATTCAACACATCAGTGTCTAACCAAAGTCTTGAACAAAGAACAGGCGAGCCGGATCTCCACTCAAGCAAGATTCCAGCCTGAACATCACTACCACCTGGAAAAGGTATAGCATCGCTATAAGTAGTCATAGCCGACGGAACAGCTTGTGTTCCTCCCCAAGATATCCCATGCTGAGGTGAATATGCATAAGGGGTAGCAACACCTGTACCAGAATTCCCTCCAAAACCTACTCTATAAGTAACATCTACAGCTGCAACCGTTATTGTGCAGCCTTCTGGTAAAGTAGTTTCAAAAGAGCTCCGACCCGAAACAGTTACAGGAGGTGAGCCTGATTGGATTCCTATCCAGGTATTATCACTCGAATCAGCAACCAATTGCCAAGGCTCACTACCGCTATTGGAAGTATAAGTTAAACCCTGATCGTAACCATTGTAATTCGGAGTCCCTACCTCATCTGATGTGGCTGCTCCAGTACCAGTCCATACACTAAACTCATAAGATGGACTAGCCGGGTTCAACCAAAGTTCATAACTGCCCTTCTTACTAATAAGAGGCCTACCCCTACTAGGAACATCAAACAACGTCATGGTAGTACGAAGCTCGAAGTCGTCCGTTAAATCAAGCGTAGCAGAATCAGCAGCCCAAGTATAATCATCTACATCACCTAACCAAGCTTGTGAACGAGTACCTGCAGCTGGGAAACCCATCCAAAGCGTAATCTCTTTATGAGAATTACCATTAATACTAGACAACAAACCAGTCCAAGTAACATTTTGTGTTCCACTTAACTGCATAGCAACATGATCAAGTGTTGTAGAACCGTCCTGCAAATATGTATCGTCTGCATCCGACAACATCATACCCAAATCGACTAAAGACGCAGGCGAGATCTCAAACTGTACCCTAACGTTAGTTAAATCAGTCGAGCCCTCATTCTCAACCGTTATAGGCATACTAAAAGCGCAATTAACGTAATTAGCTTTAACTACAGGAATTGAGACAATCGACAATACGAGACAGAAAAATAAAAGAATAGCTAAAAACCGCACGCTCATAGCCTTACCCCCAAGAACTCTTCATGTTCCCCTTCATTCGAGTTAAATTCTTCTGCAAGTTCTTGCCGGCCTTCTTCCTCTTAGCAGAACTGCTAAAGAAATCGAGACTACCTAATACTCCCCCAGTTGATTTTCTGCTCCCCGATTTTTTCCTTCTCTTTTTCACTCAAATCTCTCCTAAAAGTCATTCGAGTTCTTCCAAAACCAAGTAATCCCTCACTTGTGTGATCGTGTCGAACTCGTGCCCCTTTATGATCGTGAGAAAGAAACTCCCAATCATCTCCAAGGCTCTTACAATGCCAGTGAGGCATTTAGGATAGCCTCGCTAATATGAACGTTATACCAAAGAGTAGAATTACAATGAATACCACCGCAAAGATGACATACAGAGGTATCATTCCTAAATAAGAACCTATAAGCAAAAACGGAATCGAGAGAGCTATAGCAGCCTGCACATTTCCTGTAGCGACAAAGATCCTGCCTGCTAATAGCAGATATACAATAAAAGCACCAATACCAGCAACAATGGTACCTGGAACACCTATCCACTCACCGAAACCATTCATCGCCTGAGTCAAACGATTACCCATATTGTCTTTCAAACCACGCGCGTAAGCGCCTGTCCAATCCGGTACTGTGTAAACAATCTCTACGAAAACTCTATCAATACGAACTTGACTAACTCCATCACCAGAATAAACCTCAATACCGACTTGCAAATCTTCTATATCAGAGGTACGCCAAGTAGAATCTTCACTAGGCCTTGCCATCTTCTCCGCCGCGTGTAGTTTCTGATTCTCTCCAGCAGCCATTCGCCACTCACCAACAGTTTCTAGACCAGACAAACTAATAAAAGGCCTACCGTAAACTTCTCCATCATCACTACTCTGTAAATTGAAATGAACGGTAACACTCTTTAGACTTGAATCACTAACAAAACTAAAAGAGTCTAAGTGATAGAGGTCCGCTTGTAAGGAAGTGCTAGATGTATATACATAAGTATCACTATAGTCCAAACTAAACCTATCAGTCGCTTGTACCGCCGCCGACAGTGTACCTGATAATATAAACTCTCCAGTAGTACCATTAAAACTAGAAACATACTCAGATTCATTTTGTGGGGGCCCTCCATCTGCTGTCTGTGTTATCGTAAGAGTTGCACTATTCCAAAAATTATCTGCTTGATTGAAGGTAGCATCAACAACAGCTGTAGGCGAGCCGCTATCAGCTACCCCTCGAGAATTAGGCATGTTTCGTGTCCAATTCACCTTATCGTAGTGTGAGTTAATATTTGGGAACTGTGATGCTATAGCAGTCTCAGAACCACTAGCATTCGGATAAAGATAAGACACTTTAGTTATATCAGGAACTTCTGCTACAGATAAAGAAGACTCGAAAGACTCAGGAGTCAACTGATCCATACCAGGTATAGCAGTCTTAAAAGCCAAAGAACCTGCGGTGTTTAATCTACCACTATCCGTTAAAAGATCAATACTCCATACATCTTCAATTACGCCCGCCCTTATAAGCATCAGCTCACCAAGGAGAGATCTATTATAATCCATCGGGTTATCATAAACGTCAGCGTTAGCATCAACAGCATAGGTATCCTGATTACAATTAGCGGCAGGACATTCAACTAGAGGAGCGAAATAAGCAGGATTGCCGGACACCTTTATTGTATAATTATCCAACTCATCCCAGTCAAGACCTTTCGTAGATATTTGTGAGGGTGTTAAATACACAGAAATGATATTATAATCATAATAGTTTAGAGGATTGGTGGCAACAAGATTGTCATTTTCGTCATAAATAACCACCAAGTAAGTATCTTCCGCAGACTCTGTAGGTGTAACAGTATAATCTATATCATACTCAACATAAAACAACCAATCACCATTCACCCATAAATTATTCCAAACAAAAACCTTCTCAATCGAGACGTCGTTTGGATTAGATATAGCAAAAGCCGACCCCGATAACACCAGAGTCAGTACTAAAACAGTTAGTATCGAAACGTTTAAAATCTTAGCTTTCCACATACTCCCCAGGGACCTCCAAAAGCTTGCGACGCACGAATCCTAACTTCTGCAACTTTTCTAAAGCAACACTTACTCTTCCCGATGGTAACTCTGTCGCCTCCGGCAAATCAGCCTCTTGATAGCCTTCTTCATACAACTTCTCCCACACAACATGCATATCAGGATCCCAATACCCTGTATGCTCATAAGTTTCCAACTGACTTACAGTATCAGCTGGTAACTCCTGTCTAACAAGACTGCTCCTAACTAGCTTAGAAACAAAACCAGGATCCACCTTCTGGAAACGTTCAGATATTCTTACAACATCCTTCATCTCTGCCACTGTAAACAACCTCTAATCTTCTTCGTCCACTTCTTCTCGAGTACTCTCAACTCTTTCTCGCACGGCGTCTCGATACTGCTCACCTGTAATATCCCCTAACAACTGTGCTTTTACAATTCCTGGAACAAACTCCCACTCCTCTGGTAAATCCTTTTTCTTAACTTCTGTTAACTGCCAATCCGGAAACCAAACGAGAGTACCCTTCTCTAAAAGAGCTACTTGATAACTCTCGTCCGTAGACTCTGGCTTCATATCGACTTCCATAACAACACCCAAAGAACTTTTATGCTTCCCACTATCAACCTTAACTGTGTCGCCAGGAACTAAAGCAACGGCCATCTTCAAACCCTCTCTATCAAACCAAACTCTTCCAAACGCAGAACCTCTTTATAAGAAGTTTCCGGTAGAAAACCCGCCTCCCTAACGGAGTCAAGCAAGGCGTAATCATAAGGAACATTTTTAAACCAGCTATAAGGCCCAAACCTCTCGCTATAAGAATCTAAACGCTCCTCACCATCAGGAGTTAGGATAACTTCAATAACAGGCACCTAAAACAACCTCTTCTTCTTTTTAAAAAGTCTCGTCTGCGCTAAAGGTCCCCCAACATACAAATCCAAGTTACGAATCGACTCATCAGGGTTTCTTATACCCTTCGGCACTGACTTCTTCAGAACTGAGGTAACAGCATCCATCTGCCTCTGGCGTCTCTCACGTCCACCCTCGCGCTGGACAGCCTCCAATCTTTTATTAAGAGATTCTATCTCAGCCCTCAATTCTGACGTACTAGCAGAGACGTCATCAGCGGTAGCATACTTGCTAACAGGAAGCTCTTGCTTCTTACCCTTAATAAGATCTCTAAGCTTTCCCATGTTTAAAATTCTTCCCCCAAGCAGCATTATTCTGCTGAGCCATTTGCGCTCTGATCTCTCTAGCAGCTACTTTACGATCCCAAGAATCGGTTTCAAAAGTATCACCATTTCCTCCGTAATACTTCTCTAAATGTCGATCGGCCCTATCTTGAGAACGGAAAGGAGTATCAACCATAAAACCTCTGCCAGTGTTTGTATAACGTATGGCCCACCAAGGCATTACCTTCCCTCTCTAAGCATGTTGCGCACGAAGAAGCCTTCAGACTCCGAACTTAAAGGACCTACAGCTCTGGCATCTCCTCTCTCCTGCCAAGCCTCCAAGGGACCAACTATCCCCTCGTAACAACTGTAACAAGTAACATCTTGGACTTCTCCGCCTTCATCTGTAGGTGATCCAGGCAAAGGCATAAACGGTCCTTCTTGCCTACCACAAAATGCACATTCTCGGTTCATTTCAAACAACCTCTATATCTCAATTAGAGTCTCGGCAGTTTCAGTAGGAATCCTCTTCTTCTTTCCCTTCTTCTTCTTTTTCCTAGACACCTTAGTTCTGCCTAACTCTTTCGCACCATAGGGAACAGCAATACCACCACCCAAAATCCGCTCAATTGTTCTACCAGTCCAAGGATCTCTAAAGTGGGCAGCAAGTGTAGGAACTCTCCAATAACCACCCGCCATCCTCCGGGTAAATCGTCCACCAGCAACGCCTCCACCGGCTCCCATTATTCCAGCGCCAAGAGGTAAGAATGGCAGGAATGGTGGAGTCGTCAAAGGAATTTGTGGAGTACTAACAGGAGCGAAACCTGGGCCACTAATTGGCGGCCTCGGGTAGTAATCAGGGTAATCAACAGTTACCTGCGGAATCGTCTCTGGTATCTCCGTAGGTATCGTCTCCGGAATAAACGTCGGGACCTCTATAGGTGTAACTTCCGTAATCCCAGGCACTACATCCACGGGAGCAATCTCTGGAATCCCAGGCTCAGCAATTGTAGGAACTCCTGGCTCTACAGGAGGCTCGAATACTGGTACAGGTCTTACAGTAGGCGCTATATCAACCCTCGCGGCAGCCGGCTCATAAGCCCTTGTAGGCATTACATCGTAGACGGTAGGAACCTCAGTTGTAGCTACTGTCGGCCTCGTAGTCACCCTAATCATTGTAGGCGCAACCCTTGCAGTGGGGATGCTGGGAGCTGTTACGGTCGCAGGAACTCTTGCAGTTACACCGGGTCTAGCAACATATCGCCGCGCCTGCTCAGGAGTCAATCGCCCCGCCTCTACCATTCTATCTAACATACTTAACTCAGCGGGACTTATCTCAGAAGACACCCCCACCATTTCAAACGGGGCAGCAGCAACGACTCCTGGGAAAGTGGTAATAGCTGCTAGTCCGGCCCTCTGCAACGCGAGACTGGAAACGCCGGGTAAACCAGGCACGCTAGGAAGGCCTATACCCCTTACTTGTCCGGGAAGACCCGCAAGCGTCTGTCTCCAGCTGGCGAACCTACTAGGAACACTAGGAGCAACCTCAACAGGACGAACTATAGCAGGTCTTTCAGCAACAGGAGATACATAACCAGTTCTAGCATAAGAAGGAGCACCCCAAACCTTGGGATCGTAACGATACCCAGGATAATAAATCTGAGGAGACGGTATATCCATTCCAGCTACAACCTGACCCGCAGCTCTTGTAAGAGGAGCTCCAGTAGGTGCTTTAGGTGTTAATCCAAACGGGTCAACATCAATAGCAGGACCTGCAGGTCTAAACTGTCCTGGATACTCATACGCAACCTGAGCCATCGGCCTTGAAGGAGTTATAGGTGCTCCCCTAGGAGCTAGCGTAACAGGAGCAGCCTCCCCTGGGACTATATAAACAGGCTCACCAACACCCGCACCTGGTACGGTTGCTCTCATGCCTGAAGGCTCTAAAGGTACATCAACACCAGGTCGAGTAGGTTCTGCAAGCGTATATCTAACCCTACCAGTACCAGTAGGAGTTACTTCATAAGGAGCCATTCCTGTAACTCTTTCAGAAACAGTCCGAAGAGGATCAATTCCTCTAGGCCGCATCATAACAGTAGCGGGCTGACCCCCTAGAGCAGCTTTCTCCCAAGAAGGTCTAAACGGTGCATATGTAGCAAGACCAACATCAGTTAACCTTTGCTTAGCCCACTGAGCAGGAACTCTCACCGGAGTCGTTACCCTTTGCACCGTGGGTGTTTGATAAAACTTCCCAATTTGCGCTCTCGTAGTTGGGGCTGTCTGTATCGCAGTCGACGCAGCAGCTCCCTTAATACCTTCTCTCGCCAAAGCAGCCGCGTGAGGATCATAAACACCCCTACCTGTAGCTATTTTCCAAGGAGCTTTCACAGTCTCAACAAAACCAGTAGGTGTAAACGGGTACTTGAAAGAAGCCCCAAACTCTCTAACAGCTCCCGTGACAGTTCCCTTTAAAGGTTGTGCACCAGTAACAACTCTCATACCTTGTCTAGCCATCTGAATAGGAAATAAAGGTACATCTCTGACTAATCCGTAACCAGAATAAGCCACCCTACCCACAGGGCTCCTCACTAAAGCTCCAGCTACTCCTGTAGTCCTAGCACCCATAGCAATCCCAGGAGAAACAACTCCCCTAGCAACTGCACCGGCAACAGGTATAACAAGAAGAATATCTCCTGCTATAGATAAATACGTCCAACCGCTTTTTAAACCTCTCTCCTTAATTGTCAAAGCAGTACCGTAAACGGGAATCATATACTTCCCAATATCCCAAACACCACTACCCTTAAAGTAATCTTCTTTATGTTCCTCAAAGGGCTTATACTCCAATCGCTCCCTGTTTTCAGTTGCAATAGTATAAGACTCATAAGCCTCTTCCGCTCTAGGATCACCAGGCTCTCCAAACAAACCCTCTGAGTAAGCCTCGTCTATAACATCCTGTTGTCCCTTATTAACAGCATCTACGATGAACATGTGATTTCTGTACTCATTCATCATAGAATCCCAGTCATAAGCCTCCGTGCGAGCCTCGCCGCCAGTCATTATTTCAGTAAAACGAGCACCGGACTGTTCCCAGAAATCAGACTTCTCACCTTCCTCTAAAGCCCTATAGTAATCAGGATCTCTCACCGGCTCTGTCTCGACCCACTCTTCCAAACCCATAAACTCTGGCTCGCCTTCTCGAATGACTCCTCCAGGAAGATTAACACCGTCAGCAACAGACGAACCGAAAAGCTTTCGCGCATCTCCTAGAGAGATCAAACCCTCTTGATAAGCCCCCCTCACATCACCAAGAGACACACCACCAAGATTACCCTCGGCATCTTGAGTACCATAACCGGCATCAACCATATCTTGAAGAACATCAGTTAACCTGTAAGCATCAGCAGCAGTAGCGGCAGCAGTCCTCCGAACAACACTCTCAACAGGTTCTATACCTTGCTCAGCGAACATCTGAAAACCCCAACCCGGCTGACCGAAAGTTAACTGTTTTAGATAATCACGACTCACCCACTCCCCAGTAGCTGGTGACTGAATCATAACTTCGTCTTTAGCCCTATCGATGTAAGAATACTCCTCAGGCTTGACTGTAATATCAAAAGACTGATCCCAACCCTCAACCTGATTCCTAATAAACTCATCACGACTAACAGCCATCGTCTGGCCTTCAAGAGCAACTTGAGCGGCAACCTGATCCCAATTACGTCCAGCATCCTCAGCTATATCAGACAACTGAGATTCAACTCTATCTTGGGCTTCGTCTAAGGATATACCCAAAGCAGTAGCTAACTCCTCAGCACCGTAAGCAACCTCTCTTCTAGTAGGAAGTAAAGCGGAAATCTGATCTCTATCAAGACCAGTAACATCCAATCTTTGAGTCTCGCCGCCCCACTCAAACTCAACAAACTGACCCGCTTGCTCCACCTTAGTCGTCATCTTAGGAACAGCCACCCAAGTAGTTCCTTCGGCAGGAACCTCTGCGGGGGCATGCATACCCGAGACAGCTACAAGCTCTGTCCTTGCAGGAATAGCATCCATCTCACCTGCAGCTATTAATCTCTCCTCCTCCAAAGCTCCTCTAATAACCTCAGCCTGACCCAAAGTAGGAAGAATACCTCTTTGAGCCTCTATAATATCCGCTTGACTGTAAGGAATAGCCGCATCTTCGTATCCAGGTGTAGGTCTATAAGGAACAACCCAACCTGTTACACCTCTATCCCGAGAACCAAAGAAAGTAGGAGTAGCCGTTAACTCACTAACAGGTGTTAAAGAAGGACCAGTTGGAGTAGCCCATGTACCCTTAGGACCCCAACCGCCAGTAAGAGGAGAAACAGGAGCAACAGGAGAAACCTCGCCCTCAAGCACAGGAATTACGTTAGTAGCCTGACTAGCTCTTATCTTAGCCCCGACAGGAGTTGTAACCCAATCACCCTCTATTTCATAACCGGGAGGAAGATAAATATCCTCTCCTTTGTAACCAACTACCTGACCACCTACACGAAAACCCTCCGGGAGATCGACTTCAGCACCTTCAACGGGAACTTCCATAGGTACTCTTAAAAGCATACCAAGAGGAGTACCGCCAATCTCAACCGTTGTAGTAGATTTAGGAAGAGGCGTCGGAGGTCCAACTCTACCAGCAGCTACATCCAACTCATAATCGTAAAAAGCAGGGGTTACTTGTGTAAGAGTCGGAGGAGTTACAGCCGCTCCCAGTCTAGTACCAACAGGAATCACAGAAGGAGTAGGCGTAACAAGTGGTGGTCTAGTGACTACAGGAGCAACAGGTATCTCTCTTCCCTCGATAACAGCCTGCATAGCTCTCTCATCACCAGAAGCCACCAACCCAGCCCATTCTCTATGAGTAACACCCGCAGGTTTGTGATAAGTAACACCACTCTCAGCTGTAAACTTGTCAGGAACAACAGCTGCAGCTAACTGCTCCGCTCTGGCTTCAACAGCAGCCACCTCTATAGACTCTCTTTCACGTATCTCAGCTAAAGCGGTAGCGTCAGTAACCTTTTGTTGGGGAGTAAGAACTACTCCGGCTTGTATAGCTGCAACAGTAGAAGATACTACACCAGGATCAGGAGTAATACCAGCAGCTACCTGCTGAGCAGCCTGTGTCTGCCTTTTGGACATCTCAGCAACGGCAGGAGCAAACTCTGGCTTACTAGTATCCGCCTCCCTAATAGTTTCCCACAACTCAACATTAGAAGCAGTCTCTAACCCCGTCTCCCTTACAGGAGAAGGTTGAACTACAACTGCGGGTGCAGCATCTACAGGCAGTATACCTCCAGGCATGGCAATACCGCCACCAATTAACTGCTGCTGACTCTCATACTGCTCCATAGCAGCAACATACGACTGCGGCACCATAGTCCCGTACTTGTTAGAGTACGTAAGTCGCGTTCCAGGCGTCCTATAGGCCTCCTCTAGATACTGAGTCAATACTGGGGCTTGAACATCTGCAACGCCTCTAACAGGAGCAACCGTTGTGCCTGAGATAACACCTGCAGTAACATACTCTTGAGTAAGCCTCTGTTTCTCAGCCTCTGTCTCAGCGGCAGCGACCTTACTAAAAGCGGCCCACTGCTCCGGAGTGCCCCCATGTTGCTCTGCAGCACTAATCGCCTGAGCCGCAACAGTTGGAGTAACACCCGTAGCCGCAGCTTGAGTTGCTACCTGTTGTACAGCTTGAGCTGAAGTTCCCAAACCAGCAGCCTGAGCCGCAGCAACTGCTTGTTCTAATGCCGTAGTCATATCCGACAACCTCTACACAAACTTAAAGGTGCGACCTTGTATCAAAATCCCACCTTTCTTTCTCTTCTTATCCGAAGTAAACCCATTTCCTTTAGGAGGGGTTATTGTAGAAGGGACACCTGAAGCGACAGCGCTAGACTTAACACCCTTCCTTCCCATACTTCCTTTTATATGTCCAGCCATAGCCTCAGCAACACCTGAAGGACCAACTATTTTCTTCTCCCTACCAGTTCTTGCACCAGTCGGACCTACCCTCCTCTGAGTAACCTGCTTAACCTTTGGAGCCTTCGGTTTCGCTCCCAATCCAGGCTTGCCAGGCGCTTTATGTTTTCGTTGAAAACCTGCACCCTGCCTTTTAGAAGAACGCGCGTCAAGTTCCTCAACCTGACCAGCAGTAAGCGTTGCACCTGTAGAAGCTGCAAGCATTCTCTTCATCTGCACGTCACTCATTCCAGTTCTCGGATCTAATCCAGCCATTACAGACAACCCCTTATCCCATTCTATCGACAGCTTGTTGTATTCTGCCGTAATTGTTCTCAACAAAAGTTCTAGACCAGATAGCAGTACGAGGCACTCCCTTCGGCCAACCAGCCTCAATAAATGCAGCATTCGCGGCGTTGTAAACATTTTCCCCCATAAATACCCGCTGCGCTATATCGTCAACCATATCTTGTTCAGGGTCAGGAGCATCAGGCACATCATCCCAATAAGGATTATACTTTCCCTCGGCCTTTAGTATATCCTTCTCCCGGCGAGTTAACGCCCCACTCTTTCCAAAGTCGCGAATATCTGACATGATAAACAACCTCTAAAAAATTTGCCTCGCCCTTATACGTAATCCTGCAGGCTTCTGTCTTTGAGGCCTCCTCATTCCAAGTCTCATTTGAGGCAGAGCCGCTCTCCCCAGAGCAGGCATAGCAATTAATCCAGGAGAAGCTGCGGGTTGGGGAATTCTAGTCCTCCGGGCAGTTGGTTTTATGGACATAAAAGGATCGCTAGCTTGAGGCGTTACCATTTCCGAAGAAACAGCCGGAGTGCCGTGCAACATGAACTGCTGACTAGCTCTAGTTTCGGGCTCTTGGCCAGAAGCAATCATCGCAGCCTTCTGCTCGCGTAACCTTTCAAAGGCATCTGAAGGATCTGAGGGGTCCAATCCTGTAGCGGGAAACTCTTGCTGAGGAGGTTCAGGAGGCTCATATCCCGTAGCAGGCAACAGTTCTTGCAAGCTGGGCTTTGTTGTCCCAGGCCCGAAGACAAATCTTGGAGGACCTTCCATATCACTCGACATAGAAGCTATATTAGGTAACACACTCGGTACAGGCATTTAACCTAACCCCCTTATATAAGGAAGGATCTTTTATATATAATATACAAGAATATTGAACAGACCTACAATTCGATACTAAATCTTTTCGGGGCCATATAGTAGAAGAGGCGCCGAGCTAAATTCAGCCCAAGCGCCCCTACCACTAATATATTTGAGGAACCAACCTCTAGCCTTGGCCGCCAATCCATGCGACGGCACCCAGGAGTATCACGGCTACGAAGACATACGGCAGTACGTCAACGAGCGCGGACAGTCCACTGGGGGTGTCCGTCGGCAGTGCATCGATGGTGGTCAAGATGGTGGGAATCAAGCTGACACCTACAACGATAGATATCATGATTCCGATCAGCACCGCTACCAACATTCGAGACAACCTCCGGTAAGATTTAGAAAAACGTTAGTCTTTCGGTACATTATAATTATCCCCAATATATCTGGACATTTCCATAGTCATATTATAAAGGACCACTAAAAAATCACAGCTAACCTATACAACCAGTCAATGAGCCTTAATACGATGACTATTGATTTTCTTCTTCCTATATGCTATAATAATTACAACAGGGAGAACCAATACGTATGGAAAAATGGACTGTCACAATCTTCGGACGGGAAATCACGGTATCCGCAGAAGACCGCTACAGAGCTAAGAGAGAGGCTGCTAAATCCTTTAATGCAACCACGGGTAACAACATAGCTATCTCTTCTCTTGTTGCCGTAGCTAGAATACGTAAACATAAAGACAACAGAATAAAATATGCGGACGTCCTCATTGATGATGTTAGTCTAGAAGGTTCAGAAGAATGATGTGTCAACACTGCCAAGACGCAATCATGACCTATAAGGAAACAAGCTTCGAAGCTGAAGCTCAACAAGGACAAAACCCTAGACGCCCCAATCACTTAATAGTCTTTATCTTCGAAAACTACGAGTGTGAATCATGTGGGACACAACTACAAACAAAAACACAACAAACCTACGAACTGAAAACAGAAACACGCTTACGACTGAAGCTATAATCAGACAATTCATAGCTCTCACCGTAGGTGTAATGTTATTAAATACAGCCGCAAAATATACGAAGGAGAAATATGTCAGACTATATACAACAAGAAATCTTAAAAGCCTTGAAGAGCGTCGACCGTCCTGGAATGGAGGACGTGGTAGAGTTTCTCATCACGAGAAACTTCTTCAAATGTCCAGCCTCTACCAAATTCCACGGCAACTACGAAGGAGGCCTCGCAGAGCACTCCTTGAATGTGTGCAAGAACTTCACGGAGCTTTTGGAAGCTACCAATCTCTTGGAAGAAGTGCCAGCAGATACAATCATAATATCTACAATACTCCACGACATCTGCAAAGTAGGAGCCTACATACCTAATAACAACGGAGGCTTCAAATGGAACAGAGAACATCCCAAGGGTCACGGCACCCTTTCAGTCAAACGTCTCATGTCTCTTATTGAGCTCACTCCACTAGAGAGAGACTTAATCAACTTCCACATGGGACCTTGGAACACCTTCCAGATGATCGGAACAGACAAAGGCGACTACACAGTTATGGACCTAAAAGAAGCCTGGAATCGAAACCTAGCCACACGCTTCCTATACTTCGCAGACGAAATCGCCACCGTTACCGAACCGGTAAAATAGTATGGCCTTTGCGCTTTATCAACTAGCACTACAGAACCCGAACACTAGAAAGAAGTGGGAAGATTTTGATAGAAGACATCCAGGACTACTAGATAAATGTCCCGAATGTAATTCTCCCATGCTTAGATTCTCCAACAACCCTCGCATGGGCATCATAGAATGTATCTGCCCAGACCACGGACTAATTTTACTAGAACCATAGACAAATGAAAGAACTCACTCTTGAAATAACGAACAAGTGTCAACTAGAATGTCCCTGGTGCAGCTCAGTCTCTCATCCTGGAGGACCTGACACACCTGAAGACATCTTACACAAAAAACTTATCGAACACAGAGACACAGTTAATGTAGTACGAATGTCAGGAGGAGAACCTACTCTACACAAAGGACTACGTAGATTACTAGCTCGAGCTAAAGACTTCAGTGCGCACACCCAACTTCTAACAAACGGACAAATCGAATTTACCAGTAGGTTCATCGACGAATATATAATCCAGATAGTAAACAACAAAGCTTGCAGGACAGCTACACAACTACACGATAAGGGCTATAAAGTATCTACACACGTAGTAGCTGTACAAGGTAACGAAATCAATCTCATTAAAGCCATGGAACTAATGAGAGAAGAACTCATTCCACTTAGAATACTAAGTCTACAACACCAAGGCAGAGGAACAGCTTGTACTCCTATGTACAGTCTATCCTGGACAGGAGACAGAGGCTGCAAGAAAACCCAAAAAATAACATTCACAACCCAACAAGAAGAAATAACGTGTAGCGCTTTAAAAGAAGGCCCTTGCTTAATCAGTGGCCTCTACAGAACATAATTATGGGGAACCCAGGTCGACGATTCGACCGCGCCTACCCAGACGTAGAGATTCTAATCGCCTGGTAATCCCCACCAAAAGAAAATGGGCGTAACAATCTTACCATCAACTCTCGACGGATCATATACTCCAATCTGTAACGACTGCGGGGTTGCACTCTGTTGGGATATATCAGAAGAAGAATACCAAGAAAAGAAAGAAGCCTGGGACAACTGGATCTGTAAAGATTGTAAGGAGCACAATGCCAAACATTTACGAGTATGAAGGAGACTCTTACGAAGACATATATCTCACCTCCGGAATGTTAATATCCCACGGCTTCACTCGAATTGTTCACGGAGACAGAGGGGCCTACGTAGAGTTTGACCCAGAACAAATCCTCCACGAAAACCTCTTCGTGCCGGATGACAAGAAATGGAAACTCAGACATGAAATGGTTTACTTCGTAGAACATAGAACAAACGACGGAACCTTCTCTCTCGTGTACGAACAAAGAAGAGAAGTAGACTACGCAGACTACGTACCCGGAATGTTTTACATCTCACCAACAAAACTAAAAGGATTTGTCGTCACAGACAAGTATTAAGACAGAGCTGGGAGTATAACTCAGTAGGTAGGAACTTGCCGGGTTCTTTCTAATTGAGATTCGTGCTCGTGACACATAGCCTACTTGGGGTGAGTGCAAGTTTTAACCCCGCCAGCTCTCAACAAAAAGGAGGAATCATGAAAAGAATACTCACCATCGGAATAATCCTAATAACCCTCAGTCTCCTAATGTCTCTTATGATAACAGCCTGCGATAAGAACGTAAGAGTGGAAGTCACTGGAGGCACACCAGAAGAAACTCCCGAAGTAACACCAACAGAAACAGAAACGCCGTTTCTTCCTATAGACACAGAAACACCTTTACCAACAGTAACAGGCACTGGTCCCGGCACACTTCTACCCATGCCTACAATTATAGCGCCGACACCTACTGAAGAACCAACACCACCTATACCTACAATGACTTTGGTTCCCATCCCAACAGAAGAACCGTTACCAATAGTTACACCCGGCACTATAATGTTCCCAACACCAGAACCTACAACTGTAAAACCTACACCGACTATCGAGTTACCACTGCCGTTACCAACAACTGATCCAGGAACGCCTGTAATAACACCTATACCAACAATCGAAGGACCAATAATCGAGCCGTTACCGGGGATTTAAATGCGATCACAGAACACTACCAAAAGATTTACCGAAAAGCACAAACAGATAATGATACGAGTAGGCCAGGGAAAAGAGCAAAAAGAAATAGCCGCAGAACTCGGAGGCTCCCACAGAACTATAGGAAACCATATAATGGTTATTTGTGACGTTCTAAAGGCTAGAAACAAAACTCATGCCCTACTCCTTGCAATAAAACAAGGTTACATAGACCTGGAAGAAATAAAGTTATCAGTGGAGGCCTAAACATGTGTGAAGAACTCGCATGCATGATATGTGGAGAATCAGCTGCCGAGAGAACATTAAGAGGAGGCTACGTCGCTACTCTTTGTATTACTCACCAAAACGATTGGAATAGGCATAACTTCGATTACACAAAAGCAGAAAGAAGATCGCGATTTGACTTCCTCCAAGAGAAAGCAAACAACTACGACATAGAAGAATCCGAATATCTAGAAATGACAAACTTCTACGAAGAATTCTTCCGCATAGCAGACGACTGGATTATAGAAGAAATCAACAAGTACGACCTAATCGGTCACCCAAATTAAAACATGGACGCCGCTAGTATAGCTCTTATAGTCCTTATGGGATTACCTTCACTAGTCGCCATCATCGTCATCATAGTAATTTACACAGGAGACAAAGAATAATGATATACCTAGCAATAGCCCTTAGCTACCTGCTTATAGGCATTTCTATATGCTCTATCATTGTCTACGCCACCAGGCAAAATCCTCACCCTGCAACAGTCGAGGAAATGCCCATACTCACAGCCATCAGTTTAAGCTGGCCGATGGTCATCCTCTCAGCTCTTATATGGTTACCCTTAAAACCTCTTACCATTAAATGGTTTCAATTCTTAAGCTGTAGGAGATAATATGCACTTGTTATATTCGATACTAGGAAACATTATTCCAGCCATCGTCTTGCTTATCTTCTTCTACAAAGGATGTTCTAACGATCCTATGGGCTATACCGTTGCAATATCCGGCACTCTGTGGCTCATACTCATCGTCTTTGAAGCCCACCGTTACGACCGAATACAGCTAAAGGAACGCGAAAAGAAATGAGTAAAAACTGGAGAGGTCTCTGGTGTCTAAAATGTTCTCGCTCCTACGAAACTGGGAAGCTTAAATGTCAAAAATGCGGAGGCCCACTTGTAACCATACAAACATTCAAAACATATAAATCGGAGGAAGAAAATGACGGCAGCGAGAGACCCGAAGGTTATAGAAACCCTAACACCTAAAGAAGTACTAGTCATAGCTCAAATAGCCAAAGGACGAAAAAATGCTGCTATAGCCAGCGAGGTTAGTACCACAACAAAAACAGTCGAAAAACATATCAACTCCATCTACGACAAACTAAACATACAATACAATGAACACGCTAGAATAATAGCAGCGTTAACATACCTAGCCTATCAACGACTCCACAACAACCACACAATCAAAATATACATAAGCTGTGGACGTAGCACCGGCTTCGTTGACGAGTTCCATGTAACAGACATAAACGACGAACCTCTTAAACCTCAAGAGTTCCCAAGCAGTTGGGCCGGTAAACGCTTTCAACTTATCGACGCGCCATGAAAATTGCAATCATCGTGCTGGATGCTTTCCCGGTCAACTGTGTCTTCTGTATGAAAGACATCTGGCCTAGCAAAAGTCCTTGCGTGTCTTTCTTTGAAGGCGAACTCGTAGATCCAGACATAGCAGAAGAATGGGCAGGAGGTTGGGCTTGTCCTGAATGCTACTTAGAGAAAAGCTCAAATGAAAATCCGACTTACCGCAGCTATTGATCTCTACTTACTCATAGCCTTCATCGCCGCTCTGGGAAACGTTACGACCATTCTTATCCTAAGCGAAGCACGAGACCAACCAGTACTTATTTACACAAACAACTATCAAGAAAGATGGCCTGAGATAATATTCTTCACAGGAGCTTGTATCCTAGCTATCTATCGACTACCCAAACTAATCGGACGCACCCTAATCAAACTAGTTCTAGGAGACACCAAGTGAGTCCAAATAAAAAAGAACCCGTAGACAACAGACTAGCTCTCATACTTACATTCATTGTGGTATTCTTCTACACAATCGACCAACTAAGAGAAGCCGGTCTAACATGGCTCATCTACATAATCATGCCACTCGCTACAATAGTGTTAACTGTAGGCTTTTTCTATCGAAAGCATCAGTCCACACAAAACCTAATAGAACGACTTCAATCCCCTAAAGGAATGTCCATTGCCATAGCCCTCATTGGCTTAGCTATAGTAATGCACTTCGTAATAAGATGAAAGAAGAACTACCCGGAAGCACAGAACACACAAGAGGAACCACCATGCGAACAACCATAAGAACAAGAATCAACTACGGAAAACTCGGGCACTTAACTTGTTACAGTGGGCCACCCAACTCAGGACTCACCCTTGCATCCGTTATACATGTCTGCAAACTGCACAAGCTCGACCCAAGTAGACAAGTTATATCTAACACTCACCTAACAAAAATTCCCTACAAACCCTTTTCAATCTTCGAACTAGATCAATACACCCACAGTATTATCTTTATAGACTACATCCACTCCCTTGTAGATTCTCGAACAAGCGAACAAACCATTTCTCAAGCTATAACGAAATTCATGCAAGCCCTAAGAGCTTGGGACTGTATTGTCGTAATGAACGCCCCTAACCATGTACTAATACACGAACCCATACGAAGACAAATAACTGATATCTTTAGACCTACCTACTACCAAAACAAACGAGGCACCCCCTACCTAAAACTCTTTAAACTCCCGAACCCCCTCAAAGAAAACTACCAGATAGCTTATAAACCAATTCGTGTACGCAAATACTTCAAACACTCCAACACTCGAGAAGTCTTTAATCCTTTTATATCTAAATGGCAACATGTATGAGCAACTACAACTAAACATGGATCTCTTATTAACATATCTACCATTCGATCTCCCTAGGCAAAACCCTATAAATGAAAGACTCCTCTACCAACTAGGACACAAGCCCCCAGAACTTATAATGTTAGACGAATTCTATCTCCTCTGGAGTACTGAAGCCACTCTACACCTACGAAAAGCACACCGAATATTAAACCCTCACCTATACGAAGAACCAACACCTCCAACCCTTTAGAACCGGCCCCTCCCCTCACCTGCCGCATTGCGATAAAGGACCAAACAAACCTCCCTACCTAGGTCCCTACGTGGCTATTTGGGCCGAGCTGATAGTCCCCTGTTCAGACCTCTCACACAATCTGGTCGTCTAGATCACTCCCCCGTGTGGGTATTCGTCGTTGGCCCCAATTTAAACCACCCCCCCCACCACCCACCGCCCACCCCC